CTCGCCGCGACCTTCGCCGTCTACGGCCACACGCTCACGCCGGACGTTATCCGGATCTGGTGGAACGTGCTCGACGGCTACCGCCTCGACGCCGTGCTCTCGGCGCTGTCGTATCACGTGGGCGACCACGAAGGCCACGGCTACCGCCTGCCGACGCCGGCGGACGTGCGCAAGCACCTCGAAGTCACGTTGCCGGCGCTGGCTGCGGCGGACGCGCGCGAGCCCATTGAACGGCAACGGGCCGAGAACAGAGACATTCTCGAAAAGCTCTGTCTGCTCCAAAACGATGTGCGGCTCGGCATCAAAAAAGAGGAAGACACTCGGGCCGCCAACCTTGAGCTTGCCGAACTGCTCCGGGAGGGTGAAGAAAAATTGGCCCACCTGCGTCACCTCGCAGCGCCAGCGATCCGCGAGGACACGGGCGAAGCCTCACCCACGCGCCGCTGGCTTCCGCCCTTCCTGCGCCGCGGCATTGCGCTCCTGACCGGAAAGACGACATGACCGACAACGTATTCAACTTCCAGGCGTTCCGCGACAAGCGCGTGCAGGCGCCGGCCGCGGCACCCAGCCCCGAGCCGGACCCGTTTGAGCAACCGCCGTGGATGACGGTGAAGATGTTCGACGGCAAGGACGGCCCGGTGCGCCTCATCGGCAGTTTCCTGACCGTCGAGCGGTTGCGCGACGGCGCGCGGCGCCTGATCGAGTTGGCGCGAGCTTTGCTCAACCAGGCGTACACGCACGACGCCGACAATCACGAACTGCCGCGGATGGTGGTCACGCTCTACCACAGCGGCAAAATCACCGCCGAAGTGATGAACGGCCGCGGCGAGCAGGGCCAGTTCACGCCGCAGGATTGGGCCTGGGTGCGCGGCGCGCTCCCGCACATCCCGAAGGCGATCGACGCCGCGCGGATGCAGGAGGACCAGACGTGATGCACTTCGTGCTGTTGTGTCTGGCGGTATTCCTCGCCATCGCGGCCATTGGGAACGGCTCGGAAACTTGCATCGCGCTGGCCGTTGGCTGTGCCTACGTCGGCGGCAAAGAGGCGAAAAAAGACCCATGATGAGCCTCACCCCGCGCCGCCCGCGCCGGCGCAAGATCGAGCACGGCATCCAGGTCGCGCTGTTCGACTGGCGCGCGATGATGGTCGCGCAGATCCCCGAACTGGCCCTGCTCCACGCCATCCCCAACGGGGCGGCGCTCAAGCACAGCGTCCGCCGCACGGCCAGCGGCAAGAACGTGCGCTACAGCGCCGAGGGTAAAGCGCTGCGCAAGGAGGGGCTGACGAGCAGCATCCCTGACGTGCACTGGCCAGTCCCGCGCGGCCGCTACCACGGGCTCTACATCGAGCACAAAGCGCCGAAGAAGTCCGTGCCGGCTGACCAGCGCAAGATGCACGACCTGTTGCGCGCGCAGGGGCACTACGTCGTTGTCTCGCGCGACGCCCAGGTTTCCATTGATCTTGTCCGGGCCTATTGGGGGCTCGGACCTTTCACCACCAAGGAGAACTCAACATGCGCGGAAAACCCGCAGATTTGAAGGTACTTGCCACCGCCGGTGCGCTGGCTGGCGTGGCGCCTCCTATCACGTCGACGCTCGAAATCAAGGCCGAGCCGGTCACAAGCGTGACGTTGCGCGTCGAATTCGAGCAAGGCGGCGACCACATGCTGAATCTGGACGTGCGGCGCATGTTGCTCGGCTACCTGACGCGGATGGAGGACTTCCGCGCCGGCGCGCACGATCTGGAGACGTTCACACCGGAGCAGCTTGGCATCAAGGGCACGGAAGCAGCCAGGTTGATCGTGACCTGCAACGAGGAACCTGACCAGTTCGCCAAGCAACTGGCCGACCTATCGCGCCTTCGGCCGGCCAAGGAATACACCGACAACGATGGCCCCGTGCTCTGGTGGCCGCTGCACCACGGCCAGATCGACGAGCCGCCGACAGTCGGCACTCCAACAGATTCGGACTGGCCGTACGACAGCTACTCGCCCGACGAGTACGCGCTGTACTGGTCGCCGTTGCCTGATCCATCGCCAATCACCTGACCCGAATCAGGTACGAAAAAAGGGCGCCGCGAGGCGCCCTTTCTTTTCACCGGACGATGATCGCGAATGCGATCGCCGCCGCAACCACGACCACGACCAGGATTACGACGCCGAGAACACACCAGCGCCGGGCGCATCCGGCGCCACGTCGTCGAAAGGGACGTCGGTGGTCGGACCGATATCGGACTCGTTCCCGGCATCGTCCACGGCGGACAGGCCGACGCGCAACTGGCCGTCGACCGCGCCAAGCTGCAACTGCGCCAGATCCGCGATGACCACCTTCGTGGCCGAGCCGTCCGGGTTGTCGACGGCAGGGAGGCCATTCACGACCGTGTCGTTGTACGAGAGCTTGCCATCGTCGGCATCGGCCGGGGGCACCGGCGGCGTCGCGCTCGGATTGCCGGGGTCGGGCTTGCCGACTTCGCGGTAGTACAGGTTGTAGCTGACCACATCGGTTGAGGCGGAAGCCGGGAAGGTCACTTTGCCGGCGGGCTTGGTACGTGCCATAGCGATATCTCCAAGTAAGTTGCGCGCATGCCGCACCACGCGGCTTGGCCGCGCGAGTGTATACCCGAACCATGACAGATGTATCGCTATTGCGGTTTGGGATTGGCTATTGCAGTTTCAGTCAACAAAGTTGTTGACAGGTATTCCGATTCGTGTATAGTGCACGGCAAGAGGCGGTTTTCGCCTCATGTCGAGGCGGTTGCGGCCTCGCCGAAAAGGAGAAAAAGGCCATGCAGTATTACGTGATCCACTCCACCCAGAACAATCGCCGTCAGTGGGCGACCGAGATTGACGCGACGAGCGATGCCGAGGCGTTGCAGATTGCGCTCGCGGTCCTGCCGCCCGACGCGGTGCTCGACGAAGTGAAGGAGATTCTGCCGATCGCGGCCGAGCACAACGCTGCGCTCGACGCCGCCAAGGGCTACAACTTCCGCCAATTCGTGCCCGGCACGATCCGCACGCTCGACGACGGCAGGTTCGAGGTGTGCATCCCATGAACAGCATGCACTTCGTTCCGCAAACCGCAGTGCTATGCAGTTCGCAGACTGTGAGACGCGACGAGAGGAAAATAGGCGCGTCGCGGGGACCGGAGGTGGGTATCGCCGGAAAACCACCACGACGCACACCACAAGGGGAACACCGATGAAGCACGACTTTGCGGGCGCGGTTTGGATCGCGCTCTGGGGCGGCGTGGACGCCGCGGTGGTTTACAGCACGGCCAGCGCAGGGCATTGGAGCCTCGCGGCTGGCCTGGGCCTGCTCGGCATCGCCACGTTGACCTTTTTCGGTCGCATGGCCTTGCAGGAGGTTCGCGCCCAACGCCCCTAGTTCAGCCGCGCCGCAGGCGTCGGCTGGAATGAATTGTTAGCTGGCGCTCTACAACACTCGAGGAAGAAATGACAGAAAAAGTGACTATCGGGAACTGCGAACTGTGGCACGGAGACGCGCTGGAAATAATTGAAGGGCTTGAGCCAGTACACGCAGTAATTACCGACCCGCCGTACAGCAGCGGCGGCGCTTACCGCTCTGACCGAAGCGCCCCGACCACGAGCAAGTACCAGATTTCGCATGAGACGGCGAGGACGTATGCAGCGTTTAGCGGCGACAACCGTGATCAGCGAAGTTTTGAACTGTGGTGTGAGAGGTGGATGTCGAAGGCGCTGCGACTGTGCAGCGATGGCGCTGGGTTTGGGTGTTTCATTGACTGGCGCAATTTGGCATCCGTGGTGGATGCAATGCAGGTTTCAGGGTGGGTTTTTAGAGGGATTACGCCTTGGCACAAAGGCCCAGACATGCGGCCGGTAAAGGGGTGGTTCCGGCGAAACATTGAGTTTATTGCATGGGGAACATGCGGGCCTCTTTTGACTGGTCACCGAGCGGAGGGTGACTGCTTGGACGGAATGTTTTTCCACCGAGTGAACGGTGCAGAAAAGGAGCATCAGACAGGAAAGCCGGTGGCGCTGATGGATGACGTTGTGAGCGTTAGGAACGAATGGCGAACGATTCTCGACCCGTTCATGGGATCAGGAACCACAGGAGTTTCGGCGGTGAATACAGGAAGGCGTTTCGTAGGGATTGAAATGGAACGCCATTACTTTGACGTAGCGTGCCGCCGCATAGACGACGCACACCGACAGGGCGGACTGTTCGCAGAAGTAGACGCAGGCGATACGACGGCGCAGCGCGACATGCTTTTGCCAGCTAACGCAGAGCTAAGCGGCGCTGCCGCGAAGGACTAGACGATGACGACGACCGACCAGCAGCGTCCGCTTGAGCGCCTAGTTATGCGGCTGCTGTGCGCGTGCATGGGACATAGATATTTCGTTGCGCGCCGGCTCGGCGTTGGTGCGCGCAAGGTGCGCTGTGAGCGCTGCAAAAAAGCGTGGGCAATGCACGACGAGACGCTCTCGTTTGTGCCGTGGGACGCAGATTTTGAGGCGCTATATGCGCCGGGCGGACTGCTGGCTACCGAAGGCCCGGATAGCAACCGGGGTGTATCACAGGGCGAGGTAGCGACTCGCCGCGAGTCGGCTCAGACAATGGCGCATGGCTGCTCTGCGGACGGCGTATCCGTCCACCAGCCGTATAACGCGAAATAGACGGCGATCCGCCGTCTAACTCCGCAGCCTAACGCCGCGCAAAAAAATGCAACCCCGAATTGGATCAATCACATGATCGAAAAAAACAACGCACACCCGCCGCCTAACTCAGAGGCGTATGGAGGCTGCGTGCATTCGCAAATTAAGCAGGGTGGAATTGCAGCACACAGATTTGACAATGCCAAGCGACGCAGGCCAGACAGCCACGCACGGCAAGCGATGCTGACACCGGCATATGTGCTTGAGCCAGTGCACGCGTTGCTCGAAAACGTGCCCAACTCCCCGCGCGAGAGTAAATACGACGCGGCCGTGTGCATCGTCTGGAAATACCTGTGCTGCAATGAGACGAACATCGTCGCGATCGAGCGGCCCGCAGGCAATTCCAATCGCGCCGTCACCGCGATGGAATTGGACACGGCCTACCACAGCATCCGGCAGCAGATGCAGGCGTTCGCGTCCGTACACGTCTGCGGCACGCGCCCGCACGATGGCGAGAGCAACGTGTTCATCCACCTGCCCGGCGCCGTGCGCATCCTGGGTGAGCCAGACCCCAACGACGGCAGCGGCGGCAAGCCGCACTGAGATCCGGCCAACGCCATGTCCACTCCACCCACTATCTCGCCGCGCAAATTGCGCTCTCCCGCCGGTCCTGACATCGCCGCCGCTCGAGCCAAGGCCGGTCTGACCCAGCCCCAAGCCGCCGCGCTCGTGCATTCCACCGCTCGACGCTGGCGCGAATGGGAAAGCGGCGACTACCGCATGCACCCCGGCCTCTGGGAGCTTTTCCTGATCCGCACCCAGGCCGTCATTATGATCGAACCGGCCGACCTCAAACTGTTCCACGATCCAGAGTAAAGACCACCACTGTCACCACATCCACAACCAAGGAGTCCACAGCCATGCTCACACCGTACCGCTTCCACCTCATCGCCGCGCTCGCCGTCATCGCGCTCTGCGCCTATGCCTTTGTTTTTCATACCACAACCACCACGCAAGACCTCGCGTTCGCTACCTGCCTCGTGCTCGCATGTGGGTGGGCGGCCCACGCCGGCGCTTGGATTGCGCGCCCGCGCGCGACATCCGACATTGATCTTACGAGAGTGGGCCAATCGTTGATCCACATCGCGAATTCGCTGGACAACCAGAACACGGCGCTCACGTACATCGCCAACAACATCGACGACATCGACACGCGCGCGGCTCGTGCGGCGCTCGAAGTCGAGAAGTTGCGCACAACGCTCGTTGGAATCCGCTACACGCTGCGCCTGGACGAGTCCAAGCGGCTCGGGCTGGACGGCATGATCGACGCCTGCGAGAAGACGATCGCGTGGCTGCTACCGGCGGAAACCGCCGATGGTGAACTCGACGACGATGACACGCCGGTGCGCGGGGAGGTTGCTCGGGAACGCCCGCCCGTGACACACTGATCCCGGCGGCGCCGCAACCGTCGCCAATCGGGCGGCGGTCTGTGGACAACTCCTTGGGCACCGATCGTCGCCCGACCAAATCTTCAACGAAACCCGCTGTGCGCAAGCCGGCGGGTTTTTTGTGCGCGTCGTCTCGTAATGTGGACAGAAAACCGTGTCCACAAAGTCCACAACTGTCCATTGTGGACATATACAGATACAGATACAGAGAAAAGCCTAAGAACCCCCCTACCCCCCAAACGTTTGCAAAGCGTTATTCGCATCGTCTACGATCGCGGCCGCCGACCAACGACGCTGGGGAAGAACGCCGTGACGAACACCGACCACACGCCGGAACCGATCTTCGAGCACCCCACGATGGAGTGGTACCACTGGCTTCGAGGAACAGGCTGGATCTTCCTCGCCATCTTTGGCGGTATTCTCATCGGCCCGCATCTGGCCGAACTCGGCATCCCCGAGTACACGCAGCGCTGGCTCGGCGCTTGCTTCAAGGCCGCGTCCGGTGCGTGGATCGGCTTCCGCATAAGCCGCGGCACGCTGCGCATCGATCCAGGCTCGACCACCGAGCCAGTCGGCTTCGCCCTGCTCCACGTCGCCCGCGCCATTGTCGTCGCGGCAGTGATCTTCGCCATCTGCTCTGCGACTTAGCCGACCGTGCGCGCCATCTGGGGAGTCCTTATCGCGCTTATCCTCGCGCCGATGGTCGCGCGCGGCGCTGACGTGCCCGAAGCTTGCCGGAAGTACCAGCGCGAAATCACCAAGCAGGCGCACAACGTGTTCGGCATCACGAACCCCCCTATCGCCATGCTCGCAGCCCAGATGGAGCAGGAGAGCGCCTGCAACCCGAAGGCCCGCAGCCCGTTCGCCGGCGGCCTGACGCAGTTCACGCCCGGCACCGCAGCCGACATGGCGAAGAAGTACCCCAACGAACTCGGCGCCGCCGATCCGTTCAACGTGTCGTGGGCCATCGCCGCGCAGGCGTACTACATGCGCGACCTGATGCAGGAGACGCCGGGCCGGACGATGTGCGACACAATGGCTTTCGGCCTTGCGGCCTACAACGGCGGCTCCGGCTGGCTCGCGCGCGACCGCTACCAGTGCTTCGCCACGCCGCAATGCGACCATGACCGCTGGTTCGGCCATGTCGAGGTGACGCCGGACAAGCGCCGAGCGCAGCAGTTCATCGTCGAGAACCGTGGCTACCCGCGTCGTATCCTGCTCTCGCTGATGCCGAACTACGTCAAGGCCGACTACGGCGGCGGCTCGCAGTTCTGCGATGTGCGCTCAGTGACGACGTTTCGCACCGTGCCGAGCACGACCGAGAAGACGGCCGCGACGCCGTGAGCCACGCGCCACACAACGAGGATGGTTCGATCTACCGCTGTTCGATGTGGCCGTATCCGCGCAAGCTCGTCGTGTTTCGGCACCGCGTCGCGTTCGCCGCATACCTCGACGAGCACTGCCAATGCAGCTACCCGCACGACCACCAGCCGCGAATGGATTGCAACGGCCGCATGGTTCCCGTGATAGGCTCCAACGAGTACGTTGTCGGCGTGTTCGTGGACGAGCCGGCGGCGCTGGTGCACGAACTCGGCCACGTCGCCATCCACATGCTCGACGGGCTTGGGCTCGAGATAAACCACGGCAGCAGTGAGGCATTCACGTACCTGCAAGCCGGCCTGTTCGCAGCGTGTTCCGATGCGCTCTGGCCGAAACCCGCCACCAAGGAGAACCCACCGTGCAAGTCAGCCCCCTTACCTACATCGCCGGCATCCTCGCGGCGTTCTTTGCGATCGCGTTCGGCTTCCAGACCGTCCAACTCAAATTCGCCGACGACGCGCTCGCGCTCAGCAAGAAAGACCTCACCGCCGCGAACACCGCGCTCGCGACGGCCGTAAGCGTCGCCAAGTCGAACACGGCGACCATCGCAGACCTGACCAAGCGCCTCAATGAGGCGGTCGGCCAAAATGAGCGCGTCGCGGAGGCGGCCAAGAAAGCCACCGACGATGCCGTGCTCGCACAGCAGCAGCGCAATACCGCGCTGCGGCAACTCAACGAAGCGAGGAAGAAGCTCTATGCGACCAATGCGACTTGCGCTGCTTGGGGCAGCGCTCCTGTGTGCGGTCCCGTTTCTAACGGCCTGCGCGACCTCTGGGACGCGACCCACCGTGCTGACGAAAACGGAGGTAGTGGAGGCGGCAAAACTGCGCTACGTGGCGATCCCGGCGGATCTGCTCACGGTGTCGCCGCTCCCCGAATTGCCGACGCCCGTGACTTTCGACAGTGGGGACTGTAAGGCCGGCTGCTACTCGAACGCCCAGGTGCGCGACATCATCGACGCCGTGATCGCCAACCGCGGCGTGCTCGTCGACCACTTGCGCAGCATTCGGCACTTGTCGGATGATGCGGTCGCTGCTACGGCCGGCCCGGCCGGGACTCACACCGAGGGGAAACCACCGTGACGAAGTCAGCCTGTTCGACACCGAAGCCGAAGCGGACGCCGCTGGGGAATACCACCGCGCCTTCTGGCCGGAACGAATCGCGTAAACGGCCATGAACCGCCGCGGCTTCCTGCGCACGGCACTCTCTGCGGCGGTCAGTGCGGCTCTCGCGCCGATCGTCGCTAAGGCGTTGCCTGCGCCACCAATCCCCGAAGTCCTGCCACCAGTCGCGCCGATCGAGCCGTACCTTTGGCACGGATGCTCGGCATTCGCAAGCCAGTGTTCTATGGCCTTGATCGCGCCGCTGGCGAAGACTTCGGCATCATCTACTGCGATGGAGCACTTTGCACATGAGCAGCATCAAGCACACACCAGTCACCAGCAGCAACGTGTCGAGCTACGGCTACGATGCGACCTCGAACACGCTGGAGGTGAAGTTCCGCAGCGGAGGCGTCTACCGCTATCCACGCGTCACCCAGGCCGAGTACGACGCACTCACCAAGGCCGATAGCGTCGGTGGCCACATCAGCGCGCACTACGCCAAGCGCGGGCGCGAATTCCAGAAACAGAAGGCAGACGGGAGCTTCGCATGAGCACGCAAACCTATCCCAAAGGCCAAGCGCCGCGCGTCACGCTGGCCGACGTTTCGGCAGCGATCGTCAAGCAGGACTTCACCGTACTCCCGGACGGTCGCACGACCATCTGCACGCTCACCCTCTACAACGGATTCACAGTTCGCGGTGAATCGTCGTGCGTGCGCATCGAGAACTTCGACGAAGGCGTCGGCCGTGAGATAGCAGCCAACAACGCGCGCGACGAAGTGTGGAAGATGCTTGGTTTCCGCCTCGCCGAGCGCCTGTACCTCGAGGACAACGAGCCGAAAGTCGGAGCGCAGTCATGAGTTGCGGCTGCGGCGGTCTGCCGCCATCCATCACGCTGCGGATGCGCGCTCTTGAACTGGCGGTGACGGCAAGCTCAAACGCCTCAGTGCTCGGGAAGGCGAGTGCAAACGAGGTCGTTTCTGTGGCTGGAAACTACCTGCGATTCCTCGCCACCGACGAGCAGATCAAGGCGCTCGATGATGCCGCGGCGAAGAAGGTCAACGCTCGCAGCCCAGACTCTCAAAGCCAGACCCGCAACGCCTTGTTGCAGATGCAGGTAGAAAGCATCCTGCGGTCCGACTTGGCTCACGACCTGCGAACCGCCGGGGTGACGCAAATCGGCACGCTCGTGCAGTGGTTCCCTCACGAACTGCGCGACCACGCACACTTCTCCGATGACCGCATTGAGGCGGTTTCTGCCACATTGCGCCTGCACGGCTTGCAACTCGGCATGAGCACAGACGCGCTGCGCGAGTGGATCTTCAATGGCAAAAAAGTCGCCAACGGTTGAGCGCAAGCGCACCGCCCGCGGCGGACGCTTCGCGAAGGAAGACACCGGCGAGCAAGACTCGCCGCTTGACGTGGCCGATCACAACGGCCTCGTCGTCGTCACCGAGCCGGAATTGCTGCGCCGCGAGGCATTCGCCCAGGCCTACGTCGCTCTCGGAACGCAGGTCGGCGCCGCGCGCCGCGCTGGCTACACCGGCGACAACATTCGCAAGACCGCTGGTCGCCTGATGAACGAACCGGCCGTGCGCGCGCGCATTGCCGAGATCCAGAAGGACATGATCCGCCGCATCCAGGTGGACCAGACCACCGTCCTCGCGGAACTGACGCGCATCGCCTTCGCCGACCCGGGCAAAATCGTGGACGAGCGCGGCGAACTCCTGCCGCTCAACGACATCCCCGAGGACACGCGGCGCGCGCTGGCTGGGTACAAGGTCACGCGCAAGGTGTTCGGCGAAGACGGTGAGAGCGTCGAGCGCGAGGTGAAGTTCATCAACAAGGAAGGCGCGCTCGACAAGCTCGGCAAGCATCTTGGGCTCTGGAAGGGCGATGACGACGGCGGCAAGTTCACGGCCGAGGCATTCGTGAAGGCGATGTTGGAGGCACGTGAGCGTGTCCACCGCAGTCTCCAAATCAGTCAGCAGCCAGCGTAGCCGGTTCACCGACGCTGATCTGCAAGCCGCAGCGGAAATGGGCCGGTTCTTCTCCGACCCGCTCGCATTCGTGCGCTGGGCGTTCCCGTGGGGCAAGCCGGGCACGCGCCTCGCGAAGCAAGCTGGCCCAGACACGTGGCAGGTGGACGTGCTCACCGCGCTCGGCGAGAGCGTGAAGAAGGGCATCAACGTCGCCCAGGCGCTCCCGACGCTCATCGCCGTCGCGTCCGGCCACGGCATTGGCAAGACCGCGCTGATATCGTGGATCATTCTCTGGTTCGCCGCGACGCGCGAGCACCCGGAAATCATCGTCACCGCCGGCAAGCGCGAGCAGCTATCGGGCAAAACGTGGCGCGAACTCGCCAAGTGGCACAAGCTCTGCATCATCGAACACTGGTTCCTTTGGACCCAAACGAAGCTCGAGCACGTGCTGTTCCCGGAGACGTGGTTCGCGCACGCGATCGCGTGGTCGAAGAACGCCCCGGAGAACTTCGCCGGCACCCACGAGGAACACGTGCTCGTCATCTACGACGAGGCCAGCGCGATCGACGACTCGATCTGGGAATCGACGGACGGCGCGATGACGACGCCCGGCGCGATGTGGATCGCGTTCGGCAACCCGACCAAGACAACCGGCCGCTTCGCGCAGTGCTTCGGCAAGTTCAAGCACCGCTGGATTACGTGGCACATCGACAGCCGAACGGCCAAGATGGCCAACCGCAAGCTGCTCGACCAGTGGGTGGAAGACCACGGCGAGGACTCGGACTTCGTGCGCGTCCGCGTGCGCGGCCTGTTCCCGCGCATCGGCGACATGCAGTTCATGGGCACCGACGAGGTGCAGGCGGCGTTCCGGCGCGAGGCTGTCGTTGCCGATGTGTTCCCGAAGATCCTCAGCGTGGACGTGGCGCGGCACGGCATGGACCAGTCGGTCATCTGCAAGCGCCAGGGCAAGAAGGTCTGGCCGCTCAAGCGCATGCGCATCCCCGACCTGATGCAGCTGGCCAGCCGCGTCGCCGAGGCAATCGACGAATTCGAGCCCGAGGTGACGTTCATCGACGCCACCGGTATGGGCTGGGGCGTGGTCGACCGACTGCGCCAGATGGGCTACAAGCGCGTCATCGCGGTGCAGACCGGCGAGGCAAGCAGCGAGCCGGAGCGATTTTTCAACCTGCGGACGGAAATCTGGTGGAAGATGCGCGAATTCATCCGCGACGGCGGCGACCTGCCCAGCGACACCGAACTCGAAACCGAACTCACTGAGCCGGAATACTGGTACGACGACAAGCAGCGTTTCCGGCTCGAATCCAAGGACGACATGCGCGAACGCGATCTTGCCTCCCCTGACGGCGCCGATGCACTTGCGCTATCCTTCGCGGCGCCCGTGTCCATTCGTCGCAGCGACCGCAAGGGGAAATCGACGTGGAGGGACCGGCTCAAGAAGCAGCGTCGGCGCCACAATGGCGGCGGCGGTGACGTGTCCGGCATGGCCGCATAGGGGTTTCCGACGATGGCAGCAGTGCTCAACTTCCCGAACGCGCGCCGTGCCGCACGCTCAGGCGACCAGCCCCTCAAACGCACCCTCGCGCCCGTTGGCGGCGACGAATGGCAGTTGGTCCGCCAGAATTGGGACCGCTTCGAGTATGTGAAGCAGCGCGGACACCTCGACTACTGCCGTCAGGCGATCCGGCAGGAGGAATACTACATGGGCGGCGGCCTGCAATGGCGCCGTCCCGATCGCATGGCGATGGAGGAAAAGTTTCGCTACCCCATCGAAATCAACGAAGTGGCCGATGCCGTCAATACCGCGCTCGGCTATCAGGTCAACAACCGAGTCGATATCTCGTTCAAGCCGCGTGGCCAGGGCGCCAGCGAAGGCATTGCCACCACGCTATCGCAGGTCGCCATGCAGGTGGCCGACAACAACAAGTTCCAGTGGCACGAATCGACCGTGTTCGCCGATGGCCTGATCCAGCGCCGCGGCTACTTCGAGATCCGGATCGCCTTCGACGACACCGTGCGCGGCGAGGTCCGGATCGGCACGCTCGACCCGCTCGACGTGATTCCCGACCCCGACGCCAAGAGCTACGACCCGGACGATTGGGCCGACGTGACAATTTCCCGCTGGCTCACGCTCGACGAGGTAGAGGGGCTGTACGGCACCGCAGCACGGCGCAAGATCGAAGCGCGCGGTCAGGCCGTGCTCAACGAAGGCGACTTCGGCACCGACACAGACGATGCGCCGCGCAACAGCTTCGGCGATTGGGAAACGCAGGATGCGGTCTACGACGCCTACTACTCGCAGGGCGGCGTTGTCCGCGTGCGCATCGTGGACCGCCAGTATTGGCGCATGGTCATGACGCGCGTCGTCGTCTACCCGACTGGCGACATCCGCATCGCCGAGAACGCGACGCCGGAAAAGCTGGCCGCATGGCGGCAGGCAGGCTGCATCATCATGCGCCGGCCGACCCGCCGCGTGCGCTGGACCGTCTCGACGTGCGACGCGCTCCTGTTCGACGACTGGTCGCCGATGAACCATTTCAGCGTCGTGCCCTACTTCCCGTTCTTCCGCCGCGGGCGCACGAAGGGGCTGGTGGACGACACGATGGGGCCGCAAGACCTGCTCAACAGCGTCATGACGGCCTACAACGCCGCCGTGAAGAACACGGCGAACTCGGGCTGGCTGGTTGAGGAAGAATCGCTTACCGGCACCGTTGACGTGGATGACCTTGAAACCGAGGGTGGACGCAACGGCCTCGTGCTCGAGTATTCCAAGCAGGCGAAGAACAAGCCGGAGAAGATCAAGCCGAACCCGATCCCGGCCGGCCTCGCCGACCTCGCGCAGATCGCATCGGCCAAGATCAAGCAGACCAGCGGCCAGAACGCCGCGATGAAGGGCGAAGCCAAGGGCGAGCCGTCCGGCATCGCTGTCCAGTCGCTCCAGTTCGCCGCGCAGATGTCGCTGGCCGTGCCGATCGACAACCTTGCGCGCACGCGCCACATGCTCGCGCAGCGCATCCTTGAACTGATCCAAGCGTTCTACGACGAGCCGCGTATCTTCCGCATCACGAAGTCGGACCCGCTGACCGGCCAGGACACGTCCACGGAACTGCAAATCAACTGGACCGACGCCGCCGGCAACAAGCTCAACGACCTGACTGTCGGCGAGTACGATGTCGTCATCACGGACCAGCCATCGCAGGTCACGTTCGACAACAGCCAGTTCAACCAAGCACTCGCGATGAAGAAGGAAGGGGTCAACATCCCCGATTCGATCCTCATCAAGTATTCGACGCTGGCGAACAAGCCGGAAATCATCCAGGCGATGCAGAGCCAGCAGTCGCAGACGAATCCGCTCGACGACGCCAAGGCGCTGCGCGAGCAGGCACAGGCTACGCTCTTGCAGGCGCAGGCGGTCGCGAAGAACGTCGAGGCGCTGTTCTCGTCGATCCGCACCGGCCAGATCATCGGCACGATGCCGGGCGTCGCGCCGCTGGGCGATGCCATTGCCAAGTCCGCCGGCTTCAAGGACCAGGACGCTGCGCCGATCTTCCCGACCGGCGCGAGCGCGCAGGCCGCGGCGACCGGCACGCCGCCGCCGCCCAACAACACGCATCCCGCCACGCCGGACAACCCGCAGCGCGGCATGGATGCAGGAATCGAAAACGGCCAGTCGGCCGTCCCAGCCGGAGCATAGTGTCATGGCGAAAAACGAACCCGTCGCGAGTAGTGGCAAGGTCTATCCCGGCGACAAGGGCTACAAGAAACCGTCCGAGCGCATGGGCGGCCCGTTCGACGATTACGAGGTCAAGGATGCGTTGCGGACCTTGACCGAAGCAGAGAAAATCTCACGCAACAAGGCTTTGCTGCGAGCTTGTAAGGTTGAAGCGAAGAAACAGCTTGACGCCGCGCAGAACGCGGTCGATTCCATTACCGAGGAGGAAAGTGAGTCATGAGCCGCGAAAGACAGCTTGAAGGAAATGTGGACGACGAGCGCGACGAGTCGCACTTCTCCGATACCGAACTCGACGACGACGGCAATCCGGTCGAGGACGACGAGAACGAGGAAGACGACGACGCGGACGGCGTTGGCGATGACGCTGGTGACGAAGACCGCGGCGACAACGTGCTCGACGAAGGGGAAGACGAAACCGACATTGAGGCGCTGCGGGCGGTTGCTGGCGACGATGTGCCGACCGTGCCGCGCGCGCGCCTCAACCAGGTGCTCGCCGAGAACCAGCGCATGCGCGACATCATCGAGCAGGCCGCGGTCAATGGCGGCCAGCGCGGCGAGCAGCGTCAGGTTGCGGCCGCGCCGGCGGCACCGACGTTCGACCTCAAGGCGAAGCTCAAGGAGCGTGCCGATGCGATCCTCGAAGGCGACACGGACAAGATCGTGTCGCTGGACGAGGAAATCGAGGAATACCGCAACACGGTGGTCCGTCAGCAGGGCGAACAGGCCGGCCGCACCGCGGCCACGCAGGCGTATCAGGCCGATCGTATGGACGAAATCGTGAACGCGGCTTTCTCGCGCTACCCGTTCCTCAACGACCAGAACGCCGATTTCTCGAAAGACGCGCTCGGCGACGTGCTCATGTACAAGGAACGGTACATGAAGGAGGGCGATGCACCGTCCGCCGCGCTCAAGAAGGCGGTCAACCGCGTGTGTCCCTACTACGCGGAGGAACTGTACGGCGATGACCAGAAGCCGCGCGGCAAGGTCAACGGGAAGGGCAAGCAACAGCGCCAAGCCGACGACGAGGCCGATCCCAACGCGCGCGATCCGAAGAAGATCCAGCGCAACGCGCGCGCGGGCAACCGCGTTCCGCCTAACCTCAGCCGGGCCGGCACGAGCAACCGGGCGGGTGCGCGCGACATGGGCGACCGCGGCGCGAAGGACATCCCGCGCGGCGAATACCGCGACATGCCGGAAGAAGAACGGAAACGCTTGCGCGGCGATTACGTGTAGCTGTACATTCGCGGCCATGCACGAGGGCGCGTGATGGGACGCGCCTCAAGAACAGCAGGCAAGCGGGCTTTGTAACCCGCCCCTGCAATGCCCACCGCGAGGCAGACCCCGAAAGGGGAAATGGGGAGGCCGGGTCAGCGCCCGGACTCGTGCAACGTTTAGGGGCGGTGTTGAGGAGTGGCTCCCTCGTCGGGTTCATTAGCCCGAAGCACGTCGGTTCGAGTCCGGCCGCCGCACCCAGATCACCCAAGGCACCTGAAATGCCAGTGGTAGTGGAGGGCACCCGTGAAAGCGGCTCTGCCCTCCCATTTCAACCGGGAAGCGTCACCCGTCAAGACGCCGGTCGCACCGCTCGCGCCTCAGCCTGACCCAGGCGTCAATCGGGTGGAGCAGCACCTTTGCTGCACGACATGCCGGCGCGACCTCGCGCTGACATTCATCCATCCACAACACCCGATTGGAGAAAGCCGCTATGGCATCCACGAATTTTGCCGCGCTCACCCCGAAGCAGAAGACCTTCTGGGAGCGCGATACCTGGGACGCAGCCCGGGACATGATGTTCACCAAGCGTTTCCTTGGTAAGGGCGACGGCGCGATGATCCAGCAGATCACGGGCCTGACCAAGACCGAGAAGGGCGAGAAGGCGCTGTTCCAGTTGGTCGCGGATCTCGTCGAAGACGGCGTGATTGGCGACAACAAGCGCGAGGGCAACGAAGAAGCGATGCAGTCCTACTGGCAGGAAATCCAGTTGGACCTGATTTCGCACCAGGTCCGCAACAAGGGCAAGCTCGCCGAGCAGAAGACCGTCGTCAACTTCCGCGAGAACGCGCGCAACCGTCTGGCCTACTGGCTGGCGAACCGCATCGACCAGCTCGTGTTCCTGACGCTCTCGGGCATCAGCTATGCCTACCAGAACGATGGCCGCCTGCGCGTCAACTCGCCGTTCCCGAACCTCTCGTTCGCGGCCGACGTGAAGCCGCTGACGGCGAATCGCCACCTGATGTGGGACGGCTCGGAACTGCAAAGCGCCGACACGACCCAGATCGACAACTCGTTCGTCCCGAACTACGAAATGATCGTGAACCTGATGGCGTATGCCAAGGATCACTACATCAAGCCGTTGATGGACGGTGGCAAGGAGTATTTCGTTCTGCTCGTGCGTCCGGGCACGCTCAAGCAGTTGAAGCTGGACCCGGCCTACCAGCGCGCCGTCATCCACGGCATGCCGCGTGGCGCCAACAACCCGTGGTTCACGGGCGGCGTCGTCACGATGGACGGTGCGGTCATCCACGAACACCGTCTCGTCTACAACAACAGCCGCGCTCCGGCCGGCTCGCGTTGGGGCGCCGGCGGCAACGTGACGGGCACGCGCTCGCTGCTCTGCGGCGCGCAGGCGCTCGGCATGCTGGACCTCGGGCCGCCCGAGTGGGACGAGGAATACTTCGACTACAAGACCAAGCAGGGCATCAGCATCGACAAGATGTTCGGCCTGCTCAACCCGCAGTTCTATTCGATCTACGACCAGTCGGTCGAGAACTTCGGTGTGGTCGGCGTCGATCACTACCTCGCCTGATCGAACGGCAACAGGGCGGCGGTTTCCGCCGCCCGTTGCTCCATCTTCCCGTCCCAATCTCTAGCAGGTGAATGTCATGGACAACCCCATCTTCGTTCCGAACCTCGACTCCCGCCAGCAGATCCTTGCCGGCTACGTCGAACTCGGCGTGCAGGATTTCGTCAACCGCGGCAACATCATCGACGTGGAACTGCCCTACAACGCCGAAATCATCGACGGTGCGCTGTCGATCGTCACGGCGTCGGACCAGCAGACCACGGACACGGTTTCGGTCGGCGACACGGTGAATGCGACCCGCTATCTCGGTGCGACGAGCATCAAGCAGGCCGCCGGCACGCGTGCGCCGCTGGTTCCGACCGGCTACATCACGACGCCCGCCAACAACAAGCTGCGCTTCACCCGCGCGGTCGCCGGCAACCCGGCCACCGTAGGCACGATCCGCATCTGGTTCAGCTACGTCAAGCTCGGCCAGTCCGACTTTACGCAGGGCTGATCGCTCCAACGTTTGTGGCACAATCTGGAAGGGGCAGAGCATCGCCCCTTCCATCCACCGACCAAGGAGTAAACCGTGGCAAAGCAAAATCAAGGTGCAGCCGCGAAAGCGCTGGCCTCCAAAGCTCTCGCGGCCGAGAACAGCGGCCCGCGTTTCTATTCCATCGACGGCGAGCCCGTGCACGTGTCATTGCCGGACGGGCGCAAAGCCGTCGTGACCGAAGTACCGCGCACCCTGCCGCAGGCAATGTGGAAGGCTGCGCTCGCCGCCGGGTGTGCGACTGACCAGAAGGTCAACGCGCACATGCTCGCGCGCAAGCAGGTGGACGCGTCGGCTGACCAGGGCCAGCGCCGCACGCTGATCGAGAAAGCGCTGGAAGATGCGCTCAACGCCGAAGAAGGCGCGCCCGGCTTCGAGAATGCGTTCCTGCCGACCGGCACCATCAACATGACGTGGCTCAATCAGCGCGTCGGCTTCCAGGTGGAGCGCAGCGAGCGCGACGAGGCGATGCGTCGCATCGAGTCGCAGATTGCGCGCGACGAGGAAGAAGGCGAGCAGGGCGCCGACGAGAAGGACGCCGAGCAGGAAGCCGCCAAGGCCGCGGCCCGGAAGACCGGAGGCTGATCGTCGTGAACCTGGGGACGCTCCGCGAGAAATTCCGTACCCGCGTCGATGACCGCAAGGAACCGTTCTTGTGGACTGACGACGACGCGGATACGTTTCTCGTGGAAGCGGTTGACGAGGTGGCGGTGCGCACGCACTGCTTCCGCGACGAGACGACGCCAAGCATCTGCGTCGTCCCCCTCGTCATCGGCCAGACGCGCTACCCGCTGGATCTGCGCGTGCTCGAAGTCCTGCACGCGCGGATCGACTCGTGGAAGCACGACCTCGAACGCAACACTACGGCGCATTTCCGCGGCTATCGCAGCCCCGGTCGCCCGTTTGAATACGCTGTCGAAATCGAGGGGCCGCAACGCATCCTCGTGCTCGACCGGCCACCGCCGGCGGACTCGATGATGGTGGACATCAACCTCGTGGTGTATCGCCGCGCGCTGAATCCGATGGTGGACGACGGCGACGACTGCGAACTGCCCGAGGAATGGTGCATCCCCATGCTGCACGGCGCGGCCATGATTGCGTGGAACACCCCGAACAGCGACGTAAACCCGGCCTCGACGAGCAAACTGCGCGACGACGCCGAGAAACGCTTCACCGACTATTTTGGCCCGCGCCCGAGCGCGGCGACGATCCGCAAGCGCCTGCGGCACAAGGCGCCCATTTCCGGCGCGCGCACGCCGCTGACGTGGTACGAGCGTTTGCGCCACAATTTCTACCATCCCACACCTTACGACCCCGAGTAGGAGCCCGCCGCTATGGCAAATGCACTGTACGAAAAAGGCCGCGAGCGCCTGCTCAAGGCGCAATTCGACTGGATCAACGACGTGTTCAACGTCGTGCTGGTCGACACCGGCGTCTACACGCCGAACCTGACCTCGCACGAGTATTACAACGCCGTGCAGGCGGGCGTCGTCGCCGGTCCCGTGCCACTGGCGGCGAAGGCTGTCGTGTCCGGCGCGGCCGACGCGAACGATGTGACGTTCTCGAGCGTGAGTGGCGCGTCGATCGAAGCGATCGTGTGCTACAAGTCCGTCACGAACCCGGCCGACTCGCCGTTGCTGTTCTACATCGACACGGCCACGGGTTTGCCGATAACCCCCAATGGCGGTGACATCATCGTCACGTGGGACAACGGAGCTAACAAAATTTTCAAACCTTAGAAATCCATTGACCCACATGAAATGATATCGTATATTAGAGCCTCACCAAGGAGGCTCTATGAAATGCGAACACTGCGGGACCGAGATTCGTGCAGACCAACAAGGCAAGCGATTTTGCTCAACCGATTGCTGGTACGCCTTCACCAAGGCGCGGCGTACCACCAAGTGTCCTGCGTGTGGGGATGAATTCCAGCGCGCGTTCAAGACGCAGCGCGCATGTAGCGCCAAGTGTGCAACGCAACTCAAGCGTGCTGATAAGCAGGTCAAATGCGAGTGCTGCGGAATCGCATTTGAACGACCCCACGGAAAGGCTCGCAGATTCTGCTCGCGTCGGTGCAGCATGCTTAGTCGTGAGAACCGCGGTACGGGGAAAGCGTTGCCAGAAGGTGCGCATTCCCCGCACTCAAGTGGATACATTCTCGTCAAGGTCAATGGCAAGTGGGTCTTCGAACACCGACACGTCATCGAGCAAAAAATCGGCCGCACGCTGCTTCCGCGTGAGCGTGTGCACCACAAGAACGGCGACCGTGCCGACAACCGACCCGAAAACCTGGAACTATGGGCCATGAAGGGACGGAGCAAGAAAGACCCGGCAGGACAGCGCTGGGAAGACCTCGTAGCGGCGTTGCCGCTGCGGAGTGGAATGTGCCCGGCCGAGATCCGCGCTACGCTTCTGCGCGCTCTCGTGGGCTCTGAATCGTAGTTCAAACCCAAACCGGAGAAACTGTCATGGCCGTCACCGCTTCCAAGTACATCGTCGCTTCGTCGATCGCCGCACTGAACACTGCGATCGCCGCGGAAATCGCCGCCAGCCGCTACCCGGTGGGCAATGTCATCGTCAGCCGCACGCACGGCTATCCCGCCAAGTTCGACTACGCGCAGCGTATCGACACCGGCGCCACGGCCGTCACGCAGTACAAGGTGCTCGAAGCCAATTCGATCGCCGACCTGGGCACGCAGTTGACCGCCGAGATTGCGGCCAGTCGCCTGCCGGTCGGCGACCCGACCGTGGTCTCGGTTGGCCCGGATGGCACGTTTAAGAATCGGTTCTACCAAGCCACGGCCACGGCCGCGTCGTAGTTCGCTATCATGGGGCGTCACCAAGGAGACGCCACATGAAGATGATTCTCAACGGCACGCCGGAGGAACTGGTTGCATTCCTCGAACGGCGTGCCTTGTCGTTTGAGGACTGTGCGCCGGCTATTCCGATCATCGTGCCGAAGGTCGAACCACCGGACGCGGAACCGGAAAAGGACAAGCCGGCGGCGCAGACCATCGCACCTACGGCGATCGAGCGGATGGAGTTTGGCCTTGACAGCATGGGCGCGCCGGTGGACGTGGCGGCCGTGCATCGCAGGATTGGGGAGTTGCTGCGCTCGGCGAGCTTCCAGCGCTATGCAGCGGCGCAGATTCCGGCGCTGGACAACTTTGAACCGCCGATGGTCCATGCGAAGCGCTTCCTACTCGGCCTGTGCGTGCGCGACAACCTGTTCGACCTGGCGGCACTGGACGCGCTCTGCGCGGTCTACGTGCAGCCGCAGCAGGCACCGAACGCCGTGGCAAGCTTCTCGGGAAGGGCGCCTTACACGCCACCCAGAACTGGCAGTGTCACCGTGACCTTCGAGGGCAAGTAGCATGTCAACGAATTTTCCAACTTCTCTAGACACGACTACCAATCTGCCGCCGATCGCGGCGACGGATCTGGAAAACGACACGGGCAAAGAGCACGACGTTCAGCATTCCAACTTGAATGCGGCCGTGATCGCGATCGAAACGAAGCTCGGGGTGAACGGGAGTGCTGTCACAACGTCGATCGACTACCGTGTTGCACAGCTTGAAGCGCGACCAGTCGGCGGTGGGGGTTCTGGTGGCACGATCTATTTTGCTTGAGGTGAAACATGGCGGGGAATACTTCACAGATTTTCAGCAAAGTCGGTGTCGTTGGGTTCTGCAAGCTCCAAGCCGCCCAGACCACGATGGACGGAACCGGCACGCTCGACGCTGCCGGCACAGCGACGACTGTAAATGGCCATCTGGGTACGCTGTTCACTGCGGACGCGACGAACGGCGGCCGTGTTGAACGCATCCGCTTCATGGCCGAGGGCACAAACGTCGCCACCGTACTGCGCATTTTCGTCAACAACGGCAGCACGAATGCCACAGCAATGAACAACGTGCTGATCGCTGAAATTTCTCTCCCGGCCACGACAGCGAGTAACAGCGCGCCAGTCAATGGCTCCGGCGTGAACGAATTGCCCACTCCTCCGCATGTTTCGGCCTTCGACCTCACGGCATTCCCGATCGTGTTGCCGCCTGGCTACAAGCTCATGGCCTGTCTTGGCACCGTGGTAGCGTCGTATTGGGATGTTGTCGCATTCGGTGGAGCGTACTGATGTTTGGGTCCGACATGGGCGGTTTTGGCGCCCCAGGCGGCTCGCCATTGGTGGACCGCTTCGGGCGTCCGCTACGCGACGGGCTGCGCGTCCCGTCGCCCGTGTCGGGTCAGCTTACGATGGGGGGTGGAGAGACAGGAATCACGCTCGGTGCGCCGCCAGTTTCTGGGAGCTTCCAACTTTTTCGAAATCGCGTTCTCGTGCATCCCAGCATCTATACGATTTCCGGGCTTACTCTGACCCTTAATGGAGGGAAGCAGTTCTACCAAAGTGACCTCGTTGAGGTTTTTTACCTTTCGCTATATCCGGCGAAACTAGCGGCGTCGCTTCCAACAGTTGCGACCTATTTTTCCTCCGTCATGACCGATGGCCCACTTGGCTATTGGAGAGCCAACGAGACGAGCGGAACGACGATGGTGGATTCGTCAGGCAATGGCTATAACGCGACATATGGAGGTAGCGTTCTACTCAATCAAACCGCGTTGTATCCGGGAAATAGCGCTTGCATCGGTATGACGACGCTTGCCTATGCGGCGAAGATTGCCAGCCCAACTGGCGCGCTTTTGTCCGCAAGAACTGGTCCGTGGACGATGGAGTGCATCGTCAAGGCAACCAGCCCTTACTCCGGAGCGAGCACCGGCTGGATATTCGCCTATGATGTAGGCGGTAGTCCGACTTCACCGACACCCATGCTCGGCATGACGTATTTTGGTGCCCCGGGTGTCCATGACCAAGTGACTTCGTACTACTCCAGTGAGGTTTATTCGCCGAATCACACCGGCGGATCGCTCATCCATCTTGCACTTGTTTACGATGGCGGTACTAACTGGAAACTCTACGAGAACGGAGTGCAGGCGTGGTCGGGTTCGGCATCCTCGAAAAGCGGCAGTGTCGACAACATTTGGTTCCTGGGTAATTCCCAAGGAGCAACAAACGGCTTCACGGGCTACGGCTCAGATTTTGCCATCTACAACAAGGCGCTTTCAGCCACACGGATAGCGGCTCACTACTCCGCGATGACCGCAGGTACCATCCTTGGAGACCGCGATTCCTATCTGCGAACTGTCGACCTCTCGTCATCCAATTCGCCTTCCGCCAATCTTGTGGCTTCTGTCGATCCTACTGATCCGACGCAGTTCAAGTTTGTGGCCAACGGCGGTAGCGCGATGACGAAAATCGCGCAAGTGGTGTGCTCTGGATCTCAAAGCGCAGTTACGTTCAGCAGCATTCCATCGACCTATACTGACCTAATTATCACATTTCTGGCGCGCGCAACCGGCGCCGTCAGTTTCTCCGTTGTCAACATCAAACTGAACAACGACGGCACGACTGCGAATTACTTGAAAGAGCACGATGTTTATTCTTCCGGTACGACGGTGAGCGCAGAAGATCAGTCACCAACGGCAAGCGGACTGCCAAACTTTTATGTCACCGGAACAGGAGATATTTCTACTCCGCTTACCTATGGATCAATCATCGTCCCCGGCTACTCAAATACAACCTTGCAAAAAGGGTTGCTGTCCAACAGCGGTTTCACTTTTACATCCGGTGGAGTTAGTAACCAAATTCGCATCCACAATGGACATTGGCTTTCGACGGCAGCTATCAACAGGGTTGACCTGACGATCGCATCGGGGTCTTTCCTCAACGGCTCAGTGTTCACGCTCTACGGTCTGGGCTGAGGTAACGCCGTGCAGTACCGCAAGACTCTAACCTACCGGAACAGCTTCCAGTATCGAGTTAAAGGCATCGGTCCGCCAGGCTTCGATAGCTCGGTCTTTGGTGTAGCGTCGCTTTCGCGCACGGCGCAGATGATTGGCTGGGACTCGGCCAGCTTCGGCACGCCAACAGTTTTCAACCTCACGAGTTATCTTTTCCCAGGTGGCTTTGCAACGCAGTCGTTCGGCACGCCAGCGCTAATCAACTATGACACATTCGTCACGGTTCCCGGGTTCAGCACCGACGTCTACGGCACGCCGACCGTCTACAACTATTTGCAGATCGTCCGGCCGACCGGATTCGACAGTTCCGTATTCAGCGGCACGACGTGGGTATCGAACTGGATTCGCTACTTGCAACCGAGTGGATTCTTCACCGAGGCACAGGGTTCGCATCTGGTTGCCGATGGCATCCGCTACGTCGACCTCGTGAGTCAAGGTCCACAGACTGATGTCTACGGCACGACGATCGTTCAATTGAAGATCCGGAACGTCTACCCGCAGTGGTTCGTGCCTATGGTGTTCGGCACGCCAATGATGGGCTACACGCTCACCGCGTCGCCGAGTGGCTGGCAGCAGGACGAGTGGGGAACGGCGTTCGTGCACGACAACAAGCAGTACATTGACCAGGCCGGCAACATGCAGGGCGCGGTCGGACAGCCCAGCATCGACCAGCGCAACCGGCAGGTGTGGCCGGTGACGATCACGGAAGACGACATCTACCGCTTCGGCTTCCTGTCGGTGCGCAACACGCGCCAGATCATCACGGCAAACTACGTCGAGACGCAGTGGAACGATCCGAACGGCGTCGTCAGTGGCGACCTGCACATCTACAACAAGAACCGCGAACTGGACCTGATCCACAACGGCATCGCGCCGCTGTTCCAGCAAATCCCGATCACGCATGAGATTCGCAACAACGCGCAGGCCGCGGCACCCGATGGCTTCGAGTCCTTGCAGTTCGGCCAGCAACTCGTCGCGTATCGCATCCGGAACGTCGCGCCGCCCGGGTGGCTGTCCTACATCGACGGCGAGTACCGCGTCGTCTACAACGCCGCGCTGGCGGTCTATCCGGGCGGCTGGGACAGCGCCGTGCTCGGCGTGCCAGAGAATGTGGTCAACACGCGCCGCTACTTCGCCTATTGGGGCATCGGCGAAACGCTCGAAATTGGCACGGCGTTCATCGCGCCGCGCATCCGCACACTGGCGCCAAATGGAATGGATCTCGGCCGCGTCGCCGACCAGACCGCGACGAACGTGTGGTTCCGCGTGCGTGAGATTGCTCCGGCTGGGTGGCAATACACGCCGATGGGCACGCTGGCCTTCGATATCAACTTCAACATCGTGCGGCCGAACCAGATTCCACCGATCGAGGCGTATGGCTTGCCCGTCGTGCGCAACGTGACGCCGCAGCTATTCCCCTATTGGGACGAGGCGCTGTGGACGGCCTGGGGCCAGACCGCGATCTACAACAAGAACAACTACTACGCGCTCAATGGCTTCGCGACGCAGGCGTTCGGGCTCGTCTACGTGGCCGACCGCACGCAGCACATCATCGTCCCGCCGACCAGTTCGCTGATCTTCCAGAATCTCACGCAGGTGCGGAACGAAATCCCTGATCCGCCGGCAACGCAGAAGGTGTTCCCCTCCGGTATCACGTTGGGCGTGACCGATCCGGCGCTATTTGGTGCGCTGACGATGACGGCCAACAGCCTCTATCCAGTGGGCTGGGTCAACGACGTGTACGGCCAGACGCTCGTGTACGTCAACGGCATCTTCCCGCAGGGCATCACGCCGCCGTGGAGTGGAGTCGATCACTCGGAAATGGGGCACCCGACCGTCAACCCGACGCAGTACATCACGTTCGCCGGCAGCAACCAGCCGCCGACCGATGACCCGCTCGCGCCGACGCAACTCGACCTATTCATGTTCGGCTCGGGCAAGCCGCGCATGAGCCCGTACACGATCTACGCGCCGCAAGGTGGAACGCAGCAGTACAAAGACAACAACCCGCCCGGGCTCGACATGCCGATGGATGGCGACCTTTTCGGGCCGGTAAGCCAGAGCAGTATGCCGGTGTGGGGAAGCGCAACCGTCACGCTCAAGAACCGCGTGATTTACCAGTACGACACGCAGGGCGCCGATGGCTATCTGCGCTGGGGAAACCCTACGGTTTCGACGAATCCGCAATACGTGGACGTGGTAGGGCTCAAATCGTTCAAGTACGGCATTCCCAAGGTCAACAACGCTAACGAACTGGACGTGGCCGGCTGGGATGACTTGCAGTTCGACGGCGCGCCCACGGTTGCCCTCGTGCCAGAGCAGAACCGCACGTTGCCGGTCACCGGCTTCAACGCCAACGTGTTTGGCCTGACCTGGGTCGCGAACTTCATCCGCTACTTGCCGCCCGCAGGCATCGATAGCGCGCAGTTCGGAACCGCACATCCGCAGCCGCCACCGCCGCCGGCGCAGCCGAAAGGCTGGGATACGTCCGTTTTCGGGACGGCAATGGTGGCCTACCGCATCCGCAACGTGTATCCGGAAGGGACGGATACGTTCACCTGCGACTACACGCTCGGCTCATTCGCCGACCGGATGCGCGTCATCGGCATGGGTGACCTCCACCTCGACGGCATCGACAGCGCCGCTTTCGGTGTGCCGATGGTAGACCAGTACCACCGAACGGTGCAGGTGCAGGGCATTCCGGTCGGTCCCATCGCCGTCAGCGTTCCAACCGTGCGCCAGGTGAATATCGTTGCGCTCGCTGGCTTCGGCTTTGACTCGACCGAATTCGGCGACGTGCAGCGCTGGGAGGCTGGCAAGATCAAGCCGCAGGGTCAGGACATGCTCGACACCGGGACCGCCGCCCTCGCGCGCACTGTGCCGCTGGCTAGCCTTGGCGACATGGCAGGATTTGGGGACGCGCATGCCGTTTTGGGTATTGGAGTCGAGGGCATGGATGCCGCAGAATATGGCGCCCAGGTTGCGATGGGCTTTGGATGCGGGCGCCAAGCGCGCGCGATGACTGGCTGGGACTCTCTGCTCGTCGGCGATCACGGCATCGTGTTCGCGCCGCCGAGCGGTCAGAACCGGCCCGTTGGCTGGGAAAGCCTCGCGGTCGGTGCGCACACTGCGCGCGGCCAGAATCGCGTCCTGCCGCTTGGGAGCCTGTTCGGGCAATTCGGCAATGTGAACGTGGATCGCAGGATCTAGGGGTAGCACGTGGCGACCAAGACACTCGGGCCGTTCAAGCGCGGCATCGACATGTTCACCGAAGACACGAAGATGCGCACCGACAGCGCACGCGACGCCGTGAACGCCGATTTCGACAAGGACGGTAATTTCATCCGTCGCCCTGGCCTGCGCCTCGCGCTCGCGCAAGCCGGCATGCACTCCATCTGGACTTCGCCGACCGGACTCGGTTCGTATGCCGCCTACGCCGACCAGCTTTGCCGCGTCACGCGCAACGGCAACGCGGTCCAGTTGACGCCGTTCTACACGCTCGGCAGTCCCGATCCAGTCAGTTTCGACGAACTCAACAACCGCGTCGTGTTCTGCAACCGAGGCACGCTCGGCCAGATCGAGGCGAACGGCACGGCACGGCGTCTGGGCGCGCCGGATGCCAACCCGCCGATCGCGGTTGCGCAGGCGGATGGTGGCCTATTCGGCGGAACGGCGCTGGTGGCAATCAGCTACGTCAACGCCTACGGCGAGGAAGGCGGCTTGAGTGTGCAGGTTCCCGTGAACGTGCCTGCCGGCGGCGGAATCCGCCTCACGATGCCGACGCCTCCGGCTGACGCGGTGCTGACGCGCATCTACCGGACAGGCAAGAGCGGCACGCTGCGCTGGGCGGCGGATGCGCCAGTCGGCCTCAATACCTACGTGCTCGGCGCCGGCAAGATCAAGAAACTCGCCAAGACGCAGTTCATGCAGCGCATGCAGGGCGGTGACATCGTGGCAGCGTGGCAGGGGCGTCTACTCGTCGCGCGCGGCCGCTACCTGTTCTGGTCCGAGTCGATGAACTATGGCTTGACCGATCCGCGCCACAACCACGCGCAGTTCCCTCGCCGCATCGCCTTCATCATCGGCTTGCCGACCGGCGTCTACGTCGGCCTGCGTGCGAGCACCGTCGTGTTCCTCAACGGTGCGAATCCGGCCGACTGGACGCACGACGAAACCGGAGGCGGTGCGCCGGAGCCGCGCGCGGCGATGAAAGTCACCAACCAATTGTTTGACCCCCAACTCCAGCTTCCGAGCGGCGAGTTGGCCCTGTGGCTCTCGGAGCGTGGCTATGTCATCGGACAACCGTCCGGCAACATCGTCGAGCCCCAGGCCAAACGTATCCGCTTGCCGGCGACGGCGGCGGGAAGCCTGGCGGTGCTCGGCCGCCGCATCTTGTCCGTCGTCTAGGAGACAGCCACCATGAAGCAGTTGATTCAAACCTCGTTCGTCACCGCGCTCCGCAACGCGCTGGACGACAACATCCGCGACCAGATGGCGCGGCACCCCAAGCGCAACGCCTTCGGCCAGTATTGGGAGAAGGTCAACGGCGTGTATGTCGCGATCGACGGCATTCCGCCGATACACGAAAATCTGTTGCCGACCGAAGGGCTCAATCACGTGCTCGACGTGTGGGCCGGCGGCGTCGCCAAGCCCGCAGGCTGGTACATCCCGCTGTACAGCGGCGCGGTCGCGCCGGATGCCACGTGGACCGCGGCCAACTTCACGGCGAACGCGACCGAAATCACCAGCCAGACCGAAGGCTACTCGGAAGCGACGCGCCCGCAGTTCGTGCCGGGCGCTGCGGCGGCCAATGGTTCGATCGACAACATCGGCAGCGAGGCGGCATACACCATCGTTTGCACGACCACGATCAACGTCAACGGCGTGGCGTTCCTGACCGTCAACACCCGCGGCGGCACGACGGGCAAGCTCGGTTCGGCGGCGCGCTATGGCTCCACGCGTGTGCTCTCGAACGGTGACGCCTACGAGGTCGGCTACCGCACCACGTTCACGAGCACCTGATCGCTCGCCGTGGACTATGGTGAATTCGGCCCCGCGAGCATCGCCATTGAAGGCGATGTTACGCGGGGGGCACAGTACGTGCCTCGCGCCAAGCACATGCTCGCGAACCTGCTCGCGCGAATGCGCGTGGGTGGGTTGCAGCAAGGTAGCGACCATTGGGTTCTCGACGAAAACGACGGCTCCTATGCCTACGCGATCGTCGCCGGTGCCGTGCGCAAATGCGTCATCGTGGTAGGCGAGGTGAATGGCGAATCGCAAGGCGTCGCCAGCTTCGTTGCCCAGGTGCCGGATTTTTATTCGGGGATCGTCGTTGGCGGAACGATCATCGGCAAGGACGATCCCCAAAACAAACAGCAGCGCAAATTGCACGCCTTCTGGCCGACGCCCCACTGCGCGCAGTTATTCAAACTGCCAACGAGCACATTCGACACGGTAAAGCTCGCGGTTGATCCCTACAACGTGTTTTTCAGCGACCTGGGCAACACGAACTCGGAAAGCCCTCTGGTGTTCAGCCAGTACCTCAAGCTCAAGCCGACGATGTACTCGGGGCTCATGCGGCAGGTGGTTCAGTTCCTCATGGGGTTCGGTAAGCAGGCGAAGAAGTCGATCTACGACAAGGCGCAGCCGAAGATCAAGGCAAAGAAGCCATTGCCTGCGCCGGCGAACAATCCGGACGCAAACCTGACTACCTACCAGCGCGACGTGAAGAAAAACGGCGTGCAGATCCGGTTCGACTGGCGCTGGTATCGCACGCACGGCATCACGAAGGCGACCGATGGCACGCTGTGGATCGTCGAGGTCAGCAACTCGCGCGGCGTACTCGCCTTCCGTTTGCCGATCAACAGCCTGACGCTGGACCCGAAATTCCGCAAAAAGCTCGAGAACCTTGGCGACGACGCGGGCCTGTACGCACTCGACCATTTGGGCGCGTGGCCGACCGGCGAAAGCATCCCCACGACTTCGGTTGACTCGTGGAAGCGTGCCGGGCTCGTCATCGAACTGGCTACCCAGAACGATATGCAGCCGTTTTACCACAACGGCGCGTTCTCATCGCAGATGGGTTGGGCATTCTCGCCCGATGGGCGTGAGGCGCACAACACCTGCAATGGCTGGGATGGCGACATGCAGAACGCCCAGCACTACGCACTCGACATCAGCATCGGCAACTTCCGCAAGGTCGATCCGCCGAAAGGTGCGCAAGCACTCAAGGCACGGTTCCAATCTTTGCAAGGCCAGAAAGAGTTTCAGGACCGCTATCCGGCGATCATGGCGAAGATCGACCGCTTGAGCGATCGGGACTGCGATTCGTACATTGAGCGCACCGACCCGGCCGACGAGTTGTTCAACGACCTCGATAGCGTGCAACTCGACGCCTGCGCGGCCGGCAGTGCTCATCTGTCTTTGGTCAGCAAGAGCCCGCTGTACTACCCGGGCAAGTACCAGATCATGATCAAATTCCCGTGGCCGGAGCTTGGTTATCTCATGAGCCACGACATGCGTTCGAGCGGCCCCGTCGCTGACACGCGATGCGATGCCACGGTGCACGTGTTCTGGGCAGGCGGCGAACTCAAATATGTACGCTATTTCCGCGACCCGCGACCCGGACCAACGAACGTGCACACGGACGACTTCGAGGACTGCATGTGGGTGGGCACCTGGCACTCACACGACGAGACTGGACCGCGGCCAATTGGGCCGCAGATGTACACGAACGACTTCGATGCACGGCAGGAAACGGCATCGGAGACGGTCGATACGACCATCACGAGCAAGGACTTGGGGTATTGGGAGGTCGGCATTCAGGACGATCTTGTCTACCCGCCGCACGCGTGGCTTTTTCGGTCCAAACGCTTCCTGCGAACGACTTCAATAAAAAGGGTGCAGGGCGCCGGCCAAGGCGCAGCAGTCACCGTGCCGTTCTACGACCGTTGCGCCTACTACTTCACGAGCGTGGTCGGCTCAAGCTCGACGCAGGTGTTCGGAGGCACGGACTATCCGATTCTCTATGACCCGTGGTTTTGCAACACGTGGCGCAATTTCGGTGGCTGGACCAGCGGACACGACGAGCACCCGGATAAATGCTGCATTTGCCAAGCGCGAACTGTGACCTCTCCGGCGCCGGTATATGCTTACGGTGGCTACAGTGGCGGGGCTGGCGACTGCGCCGACTTCGCCGATGAAGGCCCGTGGTGCTTCGTTTGCGACAATGCCGATGCGATGGTGTACGCGCTCCCCGCGCCGCCGCCGCCGATCATGCCAAACTACGTTCAGGGCGCGGACTTCCATCGCATCACGCACTTGGTGAACGACAGCGAGTTTTCGCCTATCCTCGTCGAGGACGCGCACTTTGATGGACTGCACTACGAACGGTACTGGTTCATTCCGTCGCCGGACCCGGATACGCTGCTCACGCAGTACATCGACACGACCTGCAATGCCTTCGGGGAGGGCAACGCCGTGCGGTATATGTTCCAGCCCAATGAAGGGCCGGTAAAAACGCTCGGTGGCCCGTTTCCGCCCTCGTTCAACGGTGAGGGCATCACTTTCGTTGGAGTGGTCCCGTGAGCGATCCCATCTGCGATATCACCGAAGTGACCTTCGCCGGCTCAAACGCGGCCTTTTCGACCATCGGCCAGATCGCCGACGTGGGCGCGGTCGGCAGCAATTCCGTCAGCGCGATCTACCGTGCCGCGCTGCTCACCGTGACGGCCAGCGGCAGCGTGTCGCGCTGGGACCGCTACTCGACGCGCGTCACGGTGCACGCGGTCGGCAGCAACCTGACGATCGACCACCTGAGTGCGTACAACCTCGTGTCGGTCAGCGCGAAGGGCAGTGCGGTCGCACTGCAAGTCCTACGCGACTTGGCCGTGGCGCAGGCCGCCGGAAGTGTCACCGTCCTCGAAGATCCGCCGCGCGACCTGGCCGTCGTCGCCGCGAGCGCGGCTGTCGTCGCGATCCAAGCGCGCATGCGGTCGATGGTGACGGTGCGCGCCAACGCCTCGAACACGATCACGAACCCCAATGCCGTGCGGCAGATCGTCACGGTGGCCGCGTCGGCCGCTGTTGCAGTTCTGCAACACCTGACCGCGCGGAGCTTCGTGACGGTGACGGCCGAGGCCGCCGCCGAAATGCTCGCCGACCACGCCACGCGGCGCCAGATGGTGACGGTAACAGCAGCGGCGAGCGTCGCCGCGATCCAGACGCTCACCGCTCGCAACTTCGTGACGGTCGAGGCCGACGCCGAGACCGAAATCGTTGAGCCGTTCGCCGGCAACCCGGCATGGTCGGCGCCGACCGAGACGCTGGGCATGTCGCGGCACGTCTATCCGGTCGCGCTGCGCGGCCTGGCGCCGCTCGACGATGTGATGCTCGCGATTGGCGACGCCGGGATCTACATCCTCAACGGCGACAACGACGGCGCGGGCACGCCCGACATTCTCGCGACTGTGACCGGGCCGCTGGTCGATACCGGCGACTCGGCGCTCAAGCACCCGCTCGCGCTTTACGTTTCCTACACAAGCACGAAACCGATTTCGGTTGCTGTGGGCGAAACCTCGACAGGTGCGGAACTCACCTACACCTACACCAGCCCGGCGTTCAGCCAGTCGGCGCCGCGGCCGATCCGCATCCCCACGGGTCGCGGGCTGCGCAGCCGCTACCTGCGTTTCGCTATCAGCAACACGGCCGGCGCGCCGTTGACGGTTTACGCCGCCGAGCATGACTACATCCAGACCGGCCGGAGGACGTAACCGTGGTCGACACCATTCCTTTCTACCCCTACGACGACGCGGCCGCGCTGGTCAAAACCCAGATCGACCTGCTCAACGAGCGCGCCGACAGCACGCTCGACGTGGCCAACGCAGCGATCACGGAACTTTCCAACATCCAACTGCCGGACGACGCCACACCGCCGGAATATCGCCTTGACGGCGTGAACAATCCGTCGATCGTGCGACCCACGTCACCAGCGACGAATCTGTTCGGCGAAGTCGGTACGCTGGAAGAACCGGACCTAGACACGTTCCAAGACCTGTTCGGGCAACTGGATATGCTCGCGATCCCAGACTACACGCCGCCGATCACGACGCTCGATATCCCCAACCCGCCGTCGCCGATCGACACAGGCGGCGCGCCGTCGCGCCCCGTGCCCAACGATGTGACCGTGCCGGACGACATCAACCCAGCAATTCCCGGCGCACCGGACGAACTGCAAATCAACGACATCGCCACGCCCGGAATCAATCTGCCGACGTTCGCCGACATCGACGTGCAGTTTGAGGGCAACGAGGTCAACACGGTCCTGTCGTGGGCCGAGCCGACTTACCACTCAGACACGCTCGACGCGCTGCGCGCGACCATCCTGCGCTGGCTTGCCGGCGGCACGGGCATGACGCTCGAGGTCGAGGCAACGCTGTTCGATCGCGCGCGCGACAAGCTCGACACGACGGCGTTGCAGGCCGAGCAGAACGCGTTCGACACCTGGGCCAGCAAGGGCTGGGCGATGCCGCCTGGGATGCTCACCGAGCAGGTGAACGTCGCGCAGCAGCAAGCCGCACAGGGCGCGAACGACCTGGCGGCCGACATCCTCACCAAATCGGCCGAGTGGGAACAGGAGAACATGCGTCAGGCGGTGACGCAGGGCATTGCCGAGGAAGGCATGCTCATCCAGCAGTTCGAGAACGTCGCCAAGCGCATTTTCGATGCGTCCAAGGCACGACTCGACGCCGACGTGCAGTTGTTCGGCCAGTTCGTCGCCCTGTACAACGCCAAGCAGACCGGCCGCCAGATCCTCGTTTCCATCTTCGATGCCAAATTGAAGGCCGCGTTGGCCCCGCTCGACGTGATGAAAGCCGAGTTGGAGGCCGAACAACTCAAGGGCCAGATCAACGAAACCCGTGCCCGGGTGTATGCAACGAAGATGGAGGCGGTCAAGGCGATCGTGTCGATCTTCCAAGCCCGCGTTGAGGCTGCAAAAGCCAAATCCGAGGTCGAAAAAAACAAGATCGACGCGTTCAAGGCCGATGTGGAGGCGTTCGCCGCGATCCTGACCGCTCGGAAAACCGCCTTCGACGCTTACGATTCCCAGATGCGCGGCGAAACGGCCAAGGGGCAGATCGTGGAAGCCTACGCCCGTGCGCATGCGGCCACCGTCGAGGGGATCAACGGCACGAACAACGCCAAGATCAACGTCGTGCGCGCGCGCATCGAGGCGTTGGGCGCTGGGGTGAACAAGTACACGGCCAAGCTCACCGCGCAGCGCGACATCATCGGCGCGCAGGGCGAAGCGGTGAAGGCGCGCGCATCCTCGTTCAGTGCCGACGTGCAGCGCTTCTCGGCCGAAATCGGCATGAACACCGAACTCGCCCGCCTCGTGCAGCAACTCACCGAACTGCGCCTGCGCAACAACCTCGCCTTCTACGAAATCAAGCAGAAGGCGTATGACGCCGCGATGTCGCGCGCGCTGCAACGCACCGAGATTGCCGAACACGGTCTTGCCGCCGCTGGTGGCATGGCCGCGCAACTGGCAGCGAGTACAATGGCGGCTGGTCACGTGCAGGCAAGTGTGTCGGGCTCCGGCTCGGCATCGTCGTCGGGCTCCGTGAGTACCAGCTTCAACCACAACTTCGACGACGAGTAGGGGAGTGCTATGGCCGACGAACCCAAGGTCCAGCGTATCGGCGACGCGCAAGCGGCGCTCACCAAGCTCAGTGCGCCCCCGCAGCAGGCGCAGATCGACATGCAGCCGCAGCCGCCGGCCGCGGTCGGCACGGCCAATGCGACGGCCGCGCCTGGCACGGGTGCGAATGCCGCGCCCGCGCCGCGCGTGACGCCCGCGCCGGGCTCTGACCTCGTGCCGCAGGGAAGCCGGCAAGTGCTGCTCGGCACGACGAACCCGGTCCAGAACACCAACGGCACGCTGTACACGAATGCGGCCGGCGTCGCCTCGACGCAGGTTCCCGGCTCGCCGCCGGTAGCTGCACCTGCCGCAGCGCCGGTAGCTCCGCAACCCCTGCCGAACTATCGCAATCCGAACGCTGGGCCCGGCCAGCCCAATTTCGTGCAGACGCCGGAACCGACGAACCCGAGTTTTCGTCCGACCGCAGCTGCGGCACCTGTCGCCGCAACTGCGGTGAACGCTGCGGAAGAAGCGGCGCCGGTGGCTGCGCGCTCGTTGCTTTCCAAAGGCATCGGCGTCGCCGGCCGGGTGGCTGGAAGTGCTGTGCGCTACGGTGGTCCCGTGATGACGGCGCTGACCGCAGGTACGCGCATCGCCAATGCCGAAGGCGATGCGTTCCAGAACACGCTGGCGCGCACTGGCTCGAACGAGCAGGCGCGCACCGCATCCGCCGCCGCGGGTCTGCGGCAAACGGAAACCGAAGGCGCGGGTATCGCCGGCGGCCTCGCTGGGGCGCGTCTCGGCGCGTCTCTGCCGATCGCCAATCCCTACTTGAAAGGCGGCGCGGCGCTTGCCGGCGGCGTCATCGGCAGTCTCGGTGGCGCCAAGGCACTCGAATCGCTGACTGGCGACGGTAGCTCGAACGACCTGCAAAAACTCCCGCAGGGCGTTTATCAGGTGAACGCCGTGGACGACGTACCGCGCCTCGACGCGAACGGCAAAGGTGCACCGATTCCGCTCAACACGGATATTGCTCGCCTGCAAAGCGGCGATCCGGCCGTGGCCGCGGATTTCGATCGCCGTTTCGGCGCCGGCACTGCCGCGCAGTACATGGGAACGAAGATCCAGCCGGCACCGGCGGTCAACGCTGGCGTATCGGCCGCCGCACCGAACTTTTCGGATGTGCAGAGCAGCGCGCGCAACGCCTTGACTGCGGGCGCCACGGGTGCGCCTGGCACGGCTGTTTTCAACGGCCGCACGATTTCGCCCGACGAAATCAACCGCCTCGCGAACACGAACGTCATCCCGGCCGATGCGTTCCGCAACCCCGCGCCGGGCGTCGCCGCCAGCCTCGCCGGTGGCTCGCTCGCGATGGGCGATGGCCCCGTGAACCGCCAGCCGCAGTTCAGTGGCAGCAGCGGCAACGAGGGCGGCAACAGCAACTTCACCTACGAGGACCGGCAGGCCGCGCAGGCGCTCGCGAAACAGCGTAGCGACCTCGTGTTCGCCGCGCGTCAGGCGATCAACAACGGCAAGCGCAAGACCGCTGGCCGCATCATCGAACTGCTCACGGCCGTCAACCACGGCCAGACGGCGGATGCGCACATGAAGCAGGCCGAACGTCCGCTGCGCCAAGGTGGCCGCACGCCGGAACAGGAAGCGCTCACCGCCGCGCAGATCGAGGAAGCGCAGGCCAACACGGCCACCTCGCGCCAGAAACTCGCCGCCGAAAGCCGTCTGGGCCAGTTGCAAGACGCGCTGGTGACGGCGAAGACGCCGCAGGAGCAGGAGTCTGCCGGCCGCGCGCTCGCGCTGCTCTCTGGTCGCGACCTGCCGCAGAAGAAAGTCGGCTTCATCGACGTGCCGATTCCGGGCGATCCGACCGGGCAGAAGCAACGCCTGCCCTACGATCCGGAAACGAATCAGATCCTCATGCCGAAGGGGCTCACGGCCGTCTACACCGACGCGAACGGAAATCAGCAAAAGCGCGCGCTCGCGCAATAAAGGGGTCTGTACATGGCTTTCGATCCGAGCACCGCGAAGCTCACCGGCTTCGCGCTGGAAGGTGCAGACAACACCGCACAGCCGGAAAAGAAGGAAGGCGTCAAAGCGTCGGACTTCCTCAAGCAGGGCGCGGGCGGGGCGGTTTCCGCCTCTGGCTACCTGCTTCGCTCGCTGGGTGACACGGCCAACGCCGTAGGGCAGAGCGCGGCCGATTACGGCCGTGTGCTGTCCGGCCAAGGCTACAAAGGTGGCGTGTCGTCGCGCGAGCGCTTGTTCGGCGGCCAGCCGATCGTTGATGCCGGCAACGCTATTGCCGCGGCCGGAGATTCGATCCGTGATAGCCAGAGCGAGGCCGCCAAGAAGGCGGTCGAGGGTTCTACGCCCGAAGGCGACTTGCTTCATCCGAGCACGTTGTCGCTCGGCAAAGATCCATCGGTTGCGGGCTACGCGCTGCAAGCCTCGAACGTGCTGGGCCAGATCGCGCCTGTGGCGGCGAGCGCGCTGCTCACGCGCGGCCGCATGGGTCCGACTGCGGCGGTGGCAGGTGGCCTGGGCGGCGGCGCGGCAGGGCAGCAGGAGGAACAGCGCATACAGGAAATGAAGGACGACGAGCTTGCCAAGGTTCCCGGCTATCAGAAGCTCATCGCCGGCGGCATGTCGGCCAAGGATGCGCGCGCGGAACTCGCTTCGCAGGCGGGAACGAGCGCTTTCGTGTCCACGGCGCCCGTATCGGCGCTTTCAGCCTTCACCGAAGGTATGCCGTTCACCGGCGCAGGACAGCGTGCACTCGGCCGCATTGTCGGCACGAGCCGCGCTGCGCGCGTGCTCACTGGCGGCTTGGCTGACGCGCTCGGCGAGGGCACGCAGGAGGTTGTCGAGCAGGCCGCGGAGAATTACGGCGCCAACAAGGCGACGGGCGAGAACCGCGCACTGTCGGAAGACTCGTTCCAGAACTTCGTTCTGGGCGCGCTCGGCGGCGGCGCCGCGGGCGGCGCTGGCGGCTTGATCCACGGACCCGAAGGCCACGGTGCGCACGGCAACGAAGTACCCAGCGCGACCACGAAACCCGATGCTGTTGCACCGGCGCAACAAACGCCTGCGCAGGAAGCCGCGCAGACGGCGAACGCCACGCCCACGTCGCCCACGGATGGCCTGACGACGCCGACGAATCACCCCATGCCCGACGATGCCACGGCCCAACCCCCGGCGCAGGGAGCGCCCTCGCCGGGGGCAGACCAGGGTATTCCGCCCAAGGGCGTGACGCCGCAGGACGGCCAGCCGCCGGACGATGGGCAACCGCAGGTGCACCAGTTCGACCCTGGCAACACCGCGATGCAGAACGCGGACGGCAGCGTGCAGGTGCAACCCGGCGTCGTGGTGCATCCGGCTGATGGCGCTCTCTCGTCGGCCGTGGCGACCGCCGCGCGCGCGGGCACGTTCGACCGCGGCGCGACGATCACGGCGCCGGATGGAACGATCGTGAACGCCGCTACTGGCGAAGTGCTGCGCCCGGCGCCGCGTGCTGTCGACGCGAATGGCGAGGATGTGCAACAGCAGACGCCGAAGCCGCCGAAGCTCGAGGCCGGCGAACTCGACCAGATCGTCATGGAGCGCCTGGCGGCGAATCCGCTGATGGATGCGCGCACGATGGGCGTGCTCGCGCGCACGCTCGGCGTCGGCATCGCCGATATCTCGAACTCGAAGAAGCGCGTGCGTCGCGCGATCGAGGACGAGAAGGCCGCGCTCAAAGAACAAGGCGTCACGGGAGCCGCGGCCGACGCCGCGGCGCTCGGCGCCAGCAACGAAACCGCCGCGCGTGCGGCATCTACGGAGACTATCCATGAAGCGCAAGCCGTTGAACCGAAACCCGGTCAACCCGTCAATGCCGATGCCAATGTCGCAGCGCGTGGCGATGGGGGGAACCAAAGCACCGACCGGACCCAAGCCCAAGCCCAAGGCGAACTCGGGCTCGCTGAAACGCCCAATCCTCTCGAACACGCCAGCGCCGAAGCAGCGGGCACCGCAGCCGCAGGCGATGGCGGCGGGGCCGGAAATCGGCGCAATGCCGCTCAACCCGCGAAACAAGCTCGGGTCGGGTCTGCCGGTGACGCCGAAAGCGGCACCGGCGCAGGCCGCGCCGCGCAAGGCGCCGATGCGAGTCTCGCCGCAGCCGGCAAAGGGAACGCCGCCGAGAGGGTCGCGAACGCCGATCAACGCGCGCAAAGCGCTGATGCAGGCGTAGCGAATCTCGAAAAAGCGCTCAAAAAGACGGATCGCGCCACCGGCCCGGATGGCGCGACCTACATGGTCAAGCAGAACACGAACGGCGAGGGCTACCACGTCACGCGCTCGGAGGACGGTGGAACGAAGCAGCACCGCTCGCCGAATCCGGCGCAACCGTGGTCGCGCGAGCAAGCAGTGAAGGCCGCAGCGCATCTTGCCGCGGCGCGCACCGCACCCAAGGAGAACGCAAATGCCAACGAAACTGCGCAAGTCGCAAAAGAGCAACCTGCGGAGGCTCAAGTTCGAGCGCAACCGGAAGTGGCGAAAGATGCGTCGCAGATGGTGCAAATTGCCGGCACTCGTGCTGGGGAAGGAACGGCTGTACCTGGCCGATCCGTGGAACGGCAAGCCGCTGACCAGAAAGCAACTGCGACGCCTCCCACCGCGCCACGCGGCCGTCGCCTCAAATCCACAGGGGATGCTCCTACTGGGGGTAAGCCCGGCGTCGCCGAGAGTCACGCAGCCAACCGCGCCGCGCTAGACGCGGGCGATTTCCGCGTCGGCGACCGGGTGAGCTACGAAGGTGGCGAAGGCGTCGGCACGCGCACGGGCACCATTTCGGCGAAACAGCCGCATCTGCAATACGGCTCGGTGCGTCTCGACGTTCCCGGCCGCAACGGCGCGACTGCCGACGTGTCGGTTCCCGCACGCGGACTGACGAAGGAGAACAGCAATGCCAGCACGGTACGAAGCGATACGGGACAGTCTGGTCAAGCGGGGAGTGAAGCTCGCGGCGGCCAAGACCGAAGCGGCGCGGATATTCAACAGCAGTCGCAAGAAGGGCGAGCCGCCGGTGACGAGGGCGTACAAGGACAAGCCCAACGCGCGGAAAATGCTGGCGGCGCAGTAGCAAGCGGCACCGCGCAGGCGAAACCGGCGCCGGGCAAGCCGAAAGTCAGCGCCAACACGATCTTCACCGAGGACGCGGCTGGCAAAGCGCGCGACCTGATCCGCAAGAAACTCGGCCAGTTGAACGCTGGGCTCGACCCGGAACTGCTCGCCGCGGGCATCACGCTCGCCGGCTATCACATCGAGAAGGGCGCGCGCACGTTCGCGGCCTATGCGAAGGCGATGGTGGCCGACCTTGGCGACTACGTGAAGCCGCACCTCGCAAGCTGGTATGAGGCTGCGCGCCGCTACCCCGGCATGGAGGAACACGCGAAGGAAATGACGCCGACTGCCGAAGTGGACAAATCCCACGCGGCCGGTATCCCCGAACTCAACACCAAGGAGGCCGCGCCTGCCGCGGAGAACACCGATGCCGAAGGATCTGTACAGCCTGGCGTGGCTGAAAACGGAAGCGCGCCAGCACTGGAAACGCCACCTGCCGCGCCTGTTCGCTCGGCTCAAGAACAGCGGGAAGCTGGAAACGTCGCTGGACGAGGCGGCGCAGAAAACGCGGTCGGCAATGACCGCGCTCGAGGAAAAGGCGAAGCTCAAGCCGGACGAGGCGTGGCCGGAGGTACGGCACGAGTGGATCGTGCTCGACCCCGCGACGTACAACCAGTAGAGCAGACGGTTCACGACCAGATCGCGAACCGCGAGGTGTCGGTGCAGCAGCCCGACGCGCAGCGCCCGCGCAACTTCGTCATCACGCCCGACTTCCCGCTCGGCGAAGGCGGCGCGAAGACCAAGGCAGCGGCGAACCTCGAAGCGATCCGCACGCTCAAGAAGATCGAGGAAGAAAACCGCGCGGCGACGCCGGAGGAACAGGCCGTGCTCGCGCGCTACGTCGGCTGGGGTGGCATCCCGCAGGCGTTCGCGCATCCGACGCGCGGCGTCACTGCCGGATGGGAGCGCGTGGCTGCGGCCGTGGAAAAGGCGCTCTCGCCTGACGAGCACGCCGCGGCGCGACGTTCGACGCAGGATGCGCACTACACGAGCCGCACCGTGGTGGGCGGCATCTACGACGGCCTCGCGCGGCTTGGCTACACCGGCGGCGTGACGCTCGAACCCAGCGTCGGCACCGGCAACTTCATCGGCCTAGCGCCGGAGAACGTGCGCGGCGCGCAGCGCTGGAAGGCGGTCGAACTCGACAGCATCACGGGGCGGATTGCGCAGCAGCTTTACCCGGAGGCGGGAATCATCGCCGGCAAGGGCTTCCAAGAGGTGAACCTGCCGACCAACTATTTCGATTCGGTGGTCGGCAACCCGCCTTTCGGCAACCAGAAGCTCTACGACGCGCAGCACAAGGATCTGGCCGGCTTCTCCATCCACAACTTCTTCTTCGCCAAGTCGCTCAAGTCGCTCAAGCCGGGCGGCGTGCTGTCGATGGTGGTCAGTTCGTCGATGCTCGACAAGGCTGGCGGCAAGCAGCGCGAGTGGTTGGCAAATCACGCGCGCCTACTCGGCGCGATCCGGCTGCCCAACGATGCGTTCAAAGCCAACGCCGGCACGGAAGTGACGACGGACATCGTGTTCTTGCAGAAGCTTTACCCGGGCGAGACGGCGGCCGATCGTAGCTGGACGCAGGTGGGTGTCGTGAACGACCCCGCCGGCGGCGAGGCGATCCCGCTGAACAAGTATTTCGTGCAGCACCCGGAAATGATGCTCGGCACGATGACGCGCGAGGGCAAGATGCGTTTTGCCGGCGAGCCGACGCTCTCGCCGAACGGCCGCGACCTGGCCGAACAGTTGAAAGAAGCCGTCGCGCGCCTGCCGCAGAACGTGATGCACGAGGCGTTGCCGGTAGAGCCGGCCGACGCGAAGCCCACGGCAGGGACCGGCACGAGCGTGCAGCCCTACGCCTACTACGAGACGCCGGACGGCACGATCCGCCAGCGACTCCCGGATGTGATGGACGAATTCCGCGACCGCGACGCGGAACTCGGCGCGCGCGACACGCAGCGCGTGAGCATGATGATCGGCCTGCGCGACCAGTTGAAAACGCTGATGCGCGCCGAAATGGCGGACGCACCGCGCGGCCAGATCGAGGGCATGCGCACGGTGCTGAACTCGGCCTACGACGCCTTCCAGAAAAAGTTCGGCTACGTCAACAACCCGTACAACGCGAATCTGATGCGCGAAGACCCGGATGCCTACCGGCTCCGTGCGATCGAGCGCGACTACCAACGCCTCGACCAGATCGATGCGGCCCAGCGCGGCATCGCGATACCGAAGGGACGCAGCACGGTCGAGGTGGCGAACAAGGCGACGATCCTCGAACGTCGCGTATTCAACAAAGAGCCGACGCCGAAGGCGGAAACCGCCGCCGATTCGGTCAGTATCAGCCTGAATACCTACGGCAGGCTCAACCTGCCGAAGATGGCTGAACTGCTCGGCAAGTCCGAGGCGCAGGTGCTCTCCGAACTCGGCGACAAGGTGTTCGTGGACCCGAAGGACGGCCACGTGACGGCCGACGAGTACCTGTCCGGCAACGTGAAGGCGAAGCTCGCGCAGGCGCGCGCCGCGGCCGAGACGGACCCGACGTTCAACCGCAACGTTGCCGCGCTGGAAGCGGTGCAGCCGGCCGACGTATCGCCGGCGGACATCTTCGTGTCACTCGGCTCGCCGTGGGTGACGGGCGAGGATTACGCGCAATTTGCTCGAGAAGTGGTCGGCATCCATGACATGCGCGCGAAGCTCAATCCGCTCTTGCAGCGCTTCGAGTTGGGCGGCGTCGCCAGCGGTCAGGAGCGGTTTGGAACGTCCGCGGCGACGGCTCGCAAGGTGTTCGAGCGCGCGATCAACCGCTCGGATGCGACCGTGTTCGAGACGCAGCCGGACGGCTCGCGCCGCGTGAACGGCGAAGCCACCGAGGCCATGCGCGCGGCGATGGATGCGATGCGCGAGGAATTCGGGGATTGGGTGTGGAAGGACCAGGCGCGCCGCGACCGGCTCGCGCGGATCTACAACGACACCTACAACACCGACCGTCCGCGCCAATACGACGGCTCGTTCATGACGTTGCCGGGCAAGGTGGACGATTCGATCATCCAACTGCGCCCGAGCCAGATGAACGCCGCCTGGCGCATGATTCAGGACGGCAAGATGCTGGCCGATCACGTGGTCGGCGCCGGCAAGACCTTCACGGCGATCGCCGCGGCCATGCAGATGAAGCGCATGGGGCTGGCGAAGAAGCCCATGTTCGCCGTTCCGAATCACCTCGTCGGTCAGTGGGCAAGCGACTGGATGAAGCTTTACCCGAACGCGAACATCCTGGCCGTCACCGAGCAAGATTTCGCCAAGGAGCGCCGCAAGCTGACGTTCAGCCGCATCGCCACCGGCGATTGGGATGCCGTGCTGGTCGCGCACAGCCAGTTCACGCGCATTTCGCCGCCGAAGGAATTCGAGGCGCAATACCTGCAAGAGAAGATCAAGGAATTCGAGCAGGCGCTATCCGAGGCCAAGGCCAATGGCGGCGACCGCCGGTCGATCAAGGACATCGAGAAGCAGCGCGAGAAAATCAGCGAGAAGCTGAAAGCGAACATCGACCGTATTTCGCGCGACACTGACACGGCCGCGTTCGACGAAATGGGCATCGACCACCTGTTCGTGGACGAGGCACACGAATTCAAGAACCTGGGCTTTGCGACCTCGAAGCGCAACGTGTCCGGCATGGGCTCGGCGGCGAACGGCGGTAGCCAGAAGGCCGAAGACCTGTTCATCAAGACCCGCTACCTCAACAGCGTCAACAAGGGCCGCGGCCTGTTCTTCCTGACGGGTACGCCGGTCAGCAATTCGCTGGCCGAAATGTTCACGATGCAGCGCTACATGGCCTACGACGACATGAAGGCCCGCGGCATCCACCTGTTCGACCTGTGGGCCAACACCTTCGCGCAGGAGAGTACGAGTTTCGAGTTGGACAGCAGCGGGCGCGGGCTCAAGCCCAAGACGGTGCTGTCGAAGTTCCTCAACGTGCCGGAAATGATGCAGCTTTACAAGCGCTTCGCCGACACGGTGACGATGAACGACTTGAAGGAAATGACCCGCGCGGCCGGCGGCGAGTGGCCCGTGCCGAAGGTCGCCGGAGGCAAGCCGTCGAACTTCATCGTCAAGGGCGGCGCGCCACTGATGGCGTACATCGAGGGCAACATCATCCCGCGCATGGAGGCGGTCAGCGGCGAGCGCGGCGCGAAGCCCGACCCGTCCGTCGACAACATGCTCAAGATCACGAACGATGCGCGCTTGGCTGCGCTCGACGTGCGCCTGAAAGACCCGCACGCGCCGGACGATCCGAACAGCAAGCCGAACACGGCCGTTCGCGAGATCCTGAGCGACTACAAGAAATGGGCCGAGCAGAAGGGCACGCAACTCGTGTTCTGCGACCTCTCGACGCCCAAGGCGGCGGTCGCGCGCGAGCGCGCCGAACTGGAAGACTTGCAGCGCCGCGCCAACGAGGGCGACGAGGCCGCGCAGGCCAAGATCGACGCCATGAGCCCCGACGACGTGGCGGCTATCGGCTCGCAGTTCAGCGTCTACGACGACGTGAAGGCCAAGCTGATCGCGGGCGGCATCCCCGCGCGTGAAATCGCCTTCATCCACGATGCGAACACGGACTTGCAGAAGAAATCCCTGTTCGATCGTATGAACCGCGGCGACCTGCGCGTGTTGCTCGGCTCGACCTCGAAAATGGGCGCTGGAACGAACGTACAGGCGCGGCTCGTGGCGTTGCACCATCTGGACGCGCCCTGGCGCCCGTCTGACCTCGAACAGCGCGAGGGCCGCATCGTGCGGCAGGGCAACGAACTGTACAAGGCCGACCCGGAAGGGTTCGAGGTGAAGATCAACCGCTACGCCACGGAGCGCACCTACGACGCGCGCATGTGGCAATTGATCGAGCGCAAGGCCGGCATTGTCGAGCAGATCCGCAAGGGCGATCCGAATCTGCGCGAAGTGGATGACGTAGCCGGCGAGGCGGCGAACGCGGCGGAAATGAAGGCCGCGGCGACCGGCAACCCGCTCATCATCGAGCAGGTGGAATTGCAGGCCAAAACGCAGCGCCTGACCTCGTTGAAGCGGTCCTACGACGGCCGCCGTTACGATGCCGAGTCCGAAATCGCGCGCACGAACGCCGATGGTGGACCGGAAGCCGCGCGCGACAAGGCGCTCGAACGCGCCGATGCCGGCGAAAAGCTGCTCACGGACAACCCGCGCGATCCGTTTGCCGTGACCGTGGACGGCAAGCCGTTCGACGAATTCAAGAAGGGCGCCGACGCGCTCGCGGTGAAGGTGGTCGATGGCATCGGCGACATCGAGCGTAGCGGCGGCCAGAAGGGCATTCCGCTGGGCCAGTTCCGCGGCGCTGACCTGACCCTGCGCCGCGCGTTCGGCGGCTGGGAATCCATCGACGTTGCCTATCCCGAGCCGATGGGAAAGATCGGAGAAATCAGTTCCGTGGTCAACGCCGAGGGCGCGGTCAGCGGCTCCGGCCTGCTCACGAAGATTAACAACGCGATCAACGCGATGTCGAACTGGCGCGACAACGCGCAGGCCAAGTTCGAGCGCCAGACCAAGCGCCTCGCCGAACTGCGCGACCTGCTCGCGCAACCGTTCAAGCAGGCCGACGAACTGGCGAAGTCGCAAGCCCGACTCAAGGAAGTGACCGCGCAACTCGTGGCCGACTCGCAAAAGGCCGCGGTGCAGAAACAGCAGCCAAGCGTGAAGAAGGCGACCGACGAGGACGCGACCCACTTCGACATCGACGAGAACGGCATCGCCGAGGGCCAGTTCGACGCCGCCGACATGGCCGGCTACAAGGCGCCGAGTCTGGCGACGACGAACGGGAAATTGGTGTACGCCGCGATCGAGAAGATCGCCGCGCCGCTGCGCACGATGGGCGTGGACGTGCGCGTGGTGGACGATGCGAACAGCTACCCCGATGCCGTGAAGAAGCGCGGCCCGGGCGCGATGAACACGCGCGGCTTGGTCATGATGTCCAAGGACCGGAAGACGGCACGAATCTTCATCAACGCCGGCCGGGTCGGCACGATTGCCCAGGCCAAACGCACGCTGATGCACGAGCTTGTCGGGCATTGGGGCATGGAACGGCTGCTCGGCGACAATTTCAAGAAGGTGGCCGACGACGCGCTGCGCATCGTGCGTAACGATCCGCGGCTCGCCGAACTGGCAAAGCGCCTCGACCTGTACAAAGGCGAGGAAACCAAGGCCAAGGAAGCGCTCGCGATGCTGGCCGAGGCCGACATCAAGACCGGCGTGATGGCGCGCGTCTACTCGGCGATCCGCAAGTTCCTGCGCGCGATCGGCCTGGGTGACGTGCACCTGTCCCACGACGAAATCCGGCTGCTTGCACAGCAGGCCGCGCGCGGCATCGTTGGCGAGGCAAAGGTGAATGTCGGCGAGAAAGCCGCCGCCGACATGAAGGAACGGATGCAGAGCAGCAAGTTCAACATCGACTTCGACCTCGCGCCCGGCGAGGGTGCGGCCGACCTGCCGCCGCACGCGATCAACGATGCAATCGCCAACGCCTCGCGCTGGCGCGTGTCGGACATCGCGCAGTCCGCGATCGACAAGATCGCTGACTGGAAGGGCGAATGGCTCGGCGCGCTGACGCTACACCAGCTTTCCGAGGTGTCGAAAGACTATCTCCCGCAGGTGGGCAAGTACGATTCCATCGTGCGCCAGATGGGCGCGCGCCGGAACGAACTGATGAGCCAGTCGGACCCGCTGGCGAAGCGCTGGGCGAACTGGCAGCGCGCGAACAAGGCGGATTCCGCCGCTCTGGCCGACGCCATGCACAACGCGACGCTGGCCGGCGTGGACCCAGACAAGCCGTTCCAGCCCGGCGTGGTGCACCTCGCCAGCGGCGAAGCCGTGCCGATGACGAACGAGGCGGTCGAGCGCATCATTCCCGAACTGGAACGGCGCGCCGACGCTGCGCCGGCCGGCCCGGCCACCATGATCCGCCTCGACATCCAACGCCTGCGCGACACTCTCGCGCAGGAAAGCGCGCGCGTGGCCTCGTATCCCAAGCTGCAACAGCAGTTCAACGCCATGCCCGAGGAAGCCAAGGCGATCTACCGCGCCGTGCGCGACCAGTACGAGCAGCGCGGCGAGCAGATGCAGGCCGCGCTGGAGAAGCGCATCAAGGGGCTGAACATCGACGAGAAGGAGCGCAAGGCGCTCACCGACCGCACGCGTGCGCACTTCGAGTCGGCCAAGGTGCAGGCGCCCTACTTCCCGCTCGCGCGCTTCGGCAACTACTGGATCTCGGCGAAGAAGGACGGCGAAACCGTCTTCAAGATGGTCGAGAACGCCGCGCAGCAGCGCCGCGTCGTCGCCGCGTTCAAGCAACAGGGCTACGAGACGACGGCCGGCATGAAGATCGACATGGCGCGCGCGATCGACGGCGCCAGCGGATCGTTCGTGGCGAACGTGGTCGACACGCTGTCGAAAGCCGGCGTCGAGAAGAACGTCGCCGACGAGATTTATCAGCTTTACCTGCGCACGTTGCCGGACCTATCGCTGCGCAAGAACTTCATCCACCGCAAGGGCACGCCGGGCTACGACGCCGACGCGCTGCGCGCGTTCGCAGGGCAGATGTTCCACGGTGCGCACCAGCTTGCGCGACTGGAATACTCGCAGGACGCCGAAAAAGCCATGTCGCAGATCGTGCAGGGTGCGCGCGACCTGGGCCAAGGCGACAACCACGAGGTGTCGAACGCTGCCTCGCGCATGGCGAACGAACTGCAAAAGCGGCACCAGTGGGTCATGTCGCCGAAGGACGCCGGCTGGGTGCAGAAGCTCAGTAGCGCGAACTTCGCCTTCTACCTGGGTGCGAGCCCGGCGGCGGCGATGGTGAACCTGACGCAGACCTACGTCATGGCGTGGCCGGCACTCGCCGCGAAACACGGCTGGGTGAAGGCGTTCAGCGAAATCAACAAGGCGATGGGTCAGACCATCAGCACCTACGGCAACGTGGACCGCAAACTGGCCGGCGACGAATTGCGCGCGATGCAGGAGCTTGACCGGCTCGGCGCGCGCGACAAGACCCTGACGCACGACCTGGCCGGCCTCGCGTCCGGCTCGACGCTGAACTACAACCCCGGTTGGCGGAAGACGATGGAGGTCATTTCGCACCTGTTCCATAAGGCCGAAGTGTTCAACCGCGAGGCGACCGGGCTCGCGGCCTACCGCATGTCGCGCGCCGCGGGCGAGTCCCACGAGGCCGCGGTGCGCTACGCGGCCGATACCATCTTCCAGACCCACGGCGACTACCAGAACGCGAACCGCGCGCGCTGGATGCAGTCGAACGCCTCGAAGGTGGTTTTTGCATTCAAGCAGTACAGCCAGATGATGACGTACAACCTCTGGCGGAACTTCTATCAGGCGACCAAGGGGCTCACGCCCGAGGAACGCAGCGAGGCGCGCAAGAAGCTCGGCGGCTCGCTGGGCGTGACGGCCCTCCTGTCCGGCGCGATGGGCATGCCGCTCCTGTCGGTGGCCTTCGCGATGGCGAACATGGGGCACGCGCTGTGGGGCGATGACGACGAGCCGTGGGACGCGGAAACCGAATTCCACAACTTCCTCGTCGAGCACCTGGGCCAAGGCTTCGGCCGGGTGGCCGCCTACGGCCCGACGCAAGCGCTGACCGGCGCGGCCGTGGCCGATCGCACGCAGTTGAACAACCTCTGGTTCCGTGACCCGGATCAAGAACTGGAAGGACGCGCGCTGGCCGACTACTGGCTGGAACAGATTGGCGGCCCGATCGCGACGACGTGGCTTATCAATCCGCTGACCGCGGCGAAGCTCTGGGGCGCCGGCAACACGGAGCGCGCCGCCGAGCAGATCATGCCGAAGGTGCTCAAGGACAGCATGAAGACGCTGCGCTACGCGACGCAAGGCGTCAACAACATGGACGGCCAGCCAATCGTCAAAGACCTCTCGCCCTACGAATACGCGATGCAGGCCGCGGGTTTCTCGCCAGCGCGCGTGGCCGAGCAGTACAAGGTGAACAACGCGCTCAAGGGCTACCAGAAGGAAATCGAAATGCGCCGGCAGGCGCTGTTGAACGGCTACACGATGGCGATGACGCTGAACGATACTGACGCGGTGAAAACCGCGACGGCGAAGATCCAAGCGTTCAACCAGGCAAACCCTACGTTCCCGATCAACGGCGGTCAGCTACGCCGGGCGATTATCCAGAAGAAGAAGATGACCGACAGCATGGTCAACGGCATTCTCCTGAACAAGAAGCTCGACAAGGTAGTGCGCAACCGAGTGGACTTTGAGGAAGGGGATGGTGCGCAGGCTTCGGGCGGCGGCGCGGATATCACGGCGCCGGACGCAGGTTGATGAACTGGCCGCGTAGCTTCTGCGCGGCCAGAAAGAGCTTGTAGTACGCCGGCATGCCGTAGGCAACGAGCACACTCGGGCCTCCGCTGTTGTGTTGCGCCGGCTTGCCGTGACGATCGCAGAATGTGAGCCGCCCCTCGAGGAACAGGAGCGCGGTCGCCTTCGGCCAGATGTGCTCGAAGAACATCGCGGTTTCGGTGCGCGCGAAGATGAGCGCAACGCCGCCTTCGGGATGCGCGGCGAGCCTGGCCAGCCAGCTGTCGGTTTCGCGGCCGTAGGGCGGATTCAGCCACACGCAGCCTTCCCACGGGATCGTCAGGCCGTTCGTCGGCAGCGACTGCATCAAACAGCCCGGCCTGCCTCATAATCCACCTCATGACGGCTAACGATGGAATTAACCGGAGCCGCGAAGCGGCTTCCGGTTGAATGAATTGTTAGGGCGCAACCCCCACTGCTGCCGCAAGCTCGTCACGGCGCTTGCGCTCTCCTGCAATCCGCTCCTCCAATCCACGAATGCGCTCGTCCGCGCGCCGGATCAAAGCTCGCAACCCTTCCTCGCGCGCCTCGTCGCGGGTCGGCCAGAAGTGCAGCCCATCGTTGGTGTGCCAGTGCTTCTGCGCGTCGTCCTCGTCCTCGTTAAGCATGTGGACATGAACAATCTTTCCGTAGTCGTTTTGCGCTACCAGAAGGCGACACTTCCACCCGTGAGAGCAGGTCTGGCACTCGACTTCAAGCTGCACAGAATCTTCATAAGACCGTATGCCCAGCACCAAGTAACGGAACGTGCCGCCACATTCAACGTGCCGGTACAGTTCATCGCCTATCTTGTAATCGCTTATCGCCTTGCTCATGTCGTTTCCTCGTAAGTTCCGCCCTAACAAGTCATTCAAGCCGACGCCTTCGGCGCGGCTTAATTCAGGCGTTAGACCTTGGGGCTTTGCTTCTTCGCGAGCCGCTTCACAAGGGAGCGCACGCGATTTTGCGTTTCCTCGCCATGCTTATCTGATGCCTTGATTAACTCGCTAGCCAGGTCAAGCGCATCTGCTGGACTCATGTCGAGCGTGATGCTGGCGTTCTTCCACACGCCGCCAGAGAACGTCATGCCGTTAAACTCAACGGTCACGCCGTCATAAATCGCTCTCGGGTGCGGCGGTGAAATGCTTGTAATCTGCACCCCGCCGTAAATCAGTGCTTTTATTGCCATCCGTTGTCGCTCCAAGGTCTAACAATTCATCCAAGCCGACGCCGCTTCGCGGCGCGGCTTAACTCAGGCGTTAGCACTCAATCCCAGCCAACGTTATGCGCCTGTGCGCGTTCATGCAGCAACGGACAAACGTCTATCGCGCACCAACTGCCGCAGCCGCTTCGATTGTCCAGGTGTCTACATTGCAAGCTATCCGCGGCTGGCGCGCTGGAACACGCCGCCCCATGCGCGCTTGTCCGGCGGGGGCGGAACCTCGCCCGAGCGCTCGGCCAGCATGCGCACGTCCTCTGCGGTGAACGACACGTTGGCGCGGGCATGGTCGACGAGGAAGCTCCAAGCCTTGTCGCCCCAGCGCGGCGAGACCACATCGGCATGGTCGATTGCGCGCTGGATCGCCTCGTCGCGCTTGCGGCGCGCAGCCTCGAAGTCGAGAACGGTTTGCTCGGTCACGTCATCCCCCTAAAAAGGAATAATGTCGTCGTCGAAGTCATCGTGACGAGCCGCCGATGGCACTGGCGTGCGCTCTGGGCCGCGCGGAGCAGATGCGCCACGCGGAGCGCCACCTGACGGTCCGCGGCTCGCAGGCGCCGCGCTGTCGCTTCCACTGCGGCCACCGAGAAGGCGGAATTCGTCACCCATGATCTTGACCGAATACCGCTTGATGCCGCCCTTTTCGTATTCCTCGGTGCGAATGCGACCCTCGACGTAGAGTTGGCGCCCCTTGCTGGCGTATTCGCCAAGGATCTCAGCCGACTTGCCGAAGAACACGACCCTATGCCATTCAACATGCTCGTTCTTGTTGCCCTGGCCGTCCTTCCAGCTTTCCGTGGTCGCAAGCCTAACCTCGACGACTGCCTTTCCCGCAGGGGAGTAGCGCACGTCCAAGTCAGCGCCGATGTTGCCAACCAAAGTAACGCGATTTACGCCGTCAGCCATTTTGAATTTCTCCTAGAGAACGTGGACCGGCGCCATGATAGTTGGGTGCGCCGGGACGAAGGTTGAGATAACTTTTCGGGTTGAGTCGGCCGCGTCGAGACGCATCCTGCATGTTCTTTTTCTGAGTACCCGGAGCCACATGGTCAGGATTGCAGCATGCTGGTGTATCACATGAGTGAAGTAATCCAAGACCGTCTGGAATTGGCCCCTTGTGGTGCTCGTAGACAACGCGATGAACCTTTGCTGGCGCCTGCCCGCGTTTTGTGGAAACGCGGCCATAACCGCGACCGTCCAGCGATCCTGTGAAAATCCAGCACCCGTTCGGCTGAACAACTACTTTTTCGATCGCCCTTTCGTATGGCGACCTTGGCCTAGTCATTGCCCTACTCCCGAGTGATATTTTCGATTAGCAGCCGTGTGATGCAGTCCACCTGCACGTCGTCAGGCGCTTCGATGACGAGCCGCGGCGAGTGCTCGCGAGCGCCGTGCTCAAAGTGGACATTCCAGTCCGCAAAGTGGCGTTCCAAGCCTTCGGCATCGAGCGTCGGTGCGATGCCGATGACCCAGCCGTCAACGTCCTCGTCGGCGCTGTATTTGCCGTACACCAGAAGCGCCTGATCCTGCTCCGGAGAGTGTATGCGCCACCAGATAGGCAGGTGGTCGCCGTCGTCGCAATAGTCATCGCAGGCGTCCGTATTGTCGCCCGAGCGCGTCAGGCCGAACGTGTCGTCGCTCGACCCCTCAAACCACAGGATCTTCATTTTTCGCCTCCGTCAGTGGGATTGCGAGGAACCGAAGCATCGCCTCGTGCGTCAGCATCCGCTTCGGGATTTCGGTGACTTGGTGGTTGATATCGCGATCGGCACGCGCGACCGTGCGCCGAATATCCGGCCGATTGAGCAACGCCGTGCCAAGATCGCGTCCCAAGTGGCCGTAAAGGTAGCTGTCCAGTTCGCCGCGCGTCGCCAGCCGCCACAGCGAGCGCGTGACGGTGGCTGAGGCGTGCACGACACACTCCGGCTGCACGCTGGCCCGGAGCAGGAACATAGCGCGCTCGGCGGCGGCGATTGCCGCCTTGTCGTCGGCGCGAGCGCGCGCCGAGTAGAAATCCTGCTCGGCATCGAGCAGCTTCGCCAGTTCGAGCGGCAGGATCGGGCGCGTGCTCATCCCAGCCACTCCACAGCGAACGGCTTCGGCAGGTTCGGCTTCTCCTTGAGCGTGCCGAGCAGCACGACCTGCGCCCGCGTCTGGGTGGCAAGGAACTTGAGCACCGGCCCGCGCGCACGCGGTTCGAGCACGTCGAACTGGTCGAGGACGAGGATGCCGACCTTAGACAGTTCGGCGATGGCATAGCCCAGCGCGGCGCGAATGCGCCATTGCTGGGACTCGGACGCGAGCGCGTAGGGGATCGTGCCGTACATCGGGGCCATGTCGGCGCCGACGATGATCGGCTGATCGAATGCCGCCGCGGCTTCCGCCAGCAGCCCGTTGACCGTGGTGACAACGCCGGACAGGAATTCGCCCGGCAGCGCGTCGATGCCTTCGGCCAGTGCCACGTAGGCGCCGACATCGCGGTGCGCGAGCTTGGCGGCTTCGGTGCGCTGGTCTGCTTCCTCGCGTTGACGCTCGGCGCGCTCGGCAAGATCCAGATCGGATTGCGCCTGCGCCAACGTGGCCTGGGCGACGTTGTTCGCGCGCTTCGCCGCTTCCATGTCCTCGTCGCTCGGACGCTTCGGCAGATCGGCCAGCAGCTTGCGCGCCGCCTCGCCTTCGGCGACGGCCGTGCGCACCGCGGCGAGCCGCGAATTGGCGTCGCGCAGTGCGGTTTTGGCCTGCTCGTGCTCGGCCTTGGCCGCCTTCATTTCCTCCATCGAGTGCGGCACGGTCTTGGATTCGATCAAGCGGCCGTTGCCGTCGCGCGCGAGCACGACACCGCATGCCGGGCAAGGCTCCGTCGTTCCGCCGTGATACGCCGCCTTGCGGCCGAGCGCGTCGGCCTTGTCGGCCAGTTCCTTCGCTTCCGTGTCGATGATCGTCGCACGCGACTTGTTCGCATCGAGGTCGGCGACGAGTTGCCGCATCTTCTCGGCGCCGCGCGTGGATTCCTCCGCGGCTTGGAGCTTGTGCAGCTTTTCGCTGGTTTCGGTGACGGCCTGGCGCGCCGCGGCGGCGGCGGTTTTCACCTCGTCAAAGGAGCCCTCGACGCTGCGTTCGGGGAGAGGCGCGCGCCACGTTTCGGCCTTCACGTCGCCGTAGGATTCGCCCGTGATGGACTTCCACGCGCCGCGGGCTTCCGTCGCCGCGTCGCGCGCCTCCTTCGAGGCGGCATCGAACCCGAGCCGCAGGTACTTGCAGGCACGCTCGACGCGCTCCGGCGCATGACCGCGCTCGCCGAGTGCCTTCGTGATGGCCTCCATGCTCATCTTCACGCCGGCGAGGCGGAACATTTCCTTCTGGCGGCTTTTCGCGTCGAGCCGCAGGAATTCGGCCGGATCGAGCGCGAGCGCCGGGATCGTCGGCGCGTTGTCCTCGCCGACCGATTTTGCCGTGCGCGTGCCGCTTTTCAGGTTGACGGAATAGACGTATTCACCGCCCTGATTCACGCCGGCCGAAGGATCGACCAGCGTCACACTGACGTTGCCCGAGCTCTCGCCCTGCCGGATCAACTGCACGAGTTGATTCTTGGCCTCGAGCCCGCGCACCGGATCGCCCGTGAGCGCGAGCCGGATCGCCTGCGCGACCGCGGACTTGCCGGCCCCGTTCGGGCCGGCGATGAACAGGACACGGGTGTCCGGGGCGACAGCCAGCGCCAGCGCGCGGTGACTGAGGTAGTTGGTGGCGTTGATTTCCGCGATGCGCATGGGCTACTACTCCACCGAGCCGAAGTCGAATTCGTCCTTGGACGGGTCGGCTTTGGCCTGCCCGGCTTCCTCGCGTGCGGCGGCCGAGGCTTCTGGCGTCGCCTTGGGCTCGTCCTGGCTCACGCTGGCGTTGCCGAAGGCGCTCGTGTCGCCGACCGTGGCGTCGGTGACGCCCTGCGCCGGCGGCTTCTTCTGGCGCGATTTGCGGCCCGCGGCGGGGGCGGCGCTGGCATCGGCCGCACCTTCGCCTTCGGCGCCCTGCGGCGCGGCGTCGTCGGCCTTGGCGTCGCCTTCCTGCTTGGCCGGTTCCTGTGCCGCGGCGGCCGCAGCGGCGGCCTCGCGCTTGATGCGCTCGTTGAGCGAGTTCGAGGAACTGTTGCGCGGCGTGGTTTCGGGGAACAACTGGTCGGCCGTCGAATCGCCGTCCTTGATCGCCTGCATCATGCCGTGCAGCGTGACCAGGTGGTCAAGACCGATATCCTGCACGCCCTCGACTTCGAGCGCCATGCACACGCGCTCGGCCGAGACGGCGTATTTCTTCATCGCGTATTCGAGCAGTTGCGCGCGACGGTCGGCGAGCGTCTTCGCGTCGCCGCGCACGATGCCCATAACCGACTCGAACATCGGCGCCCAGAACGCTTTCGGGACGCCCTTGAGGATGGCGTTGCGCAGCGCGATCGACACCGCGGCGTTGCCGGTGACGCCAATCATGTCCTCCTTGTAGCGGCGGCCGTTCTTGTCCGTGATGCGGCGCTGAACTTCGATGGTCACGGCCGTGTTGCGTTCGAGGTCATGGAACACGCCCTGCGCCGTGATGAATTCGCCGCCGACATCGACCACGCGCGCGCCGGCGCGGCTGTTGCCCCAGGCCGACTGGATGATTTCGGCGAAGCGCGCGCTCGGGCCGACGATGGATTTGCCGTCGCGCGGCAGCGCGTACATGCACTCCTGCGCGGTCGCCTTGTCGAGCGTGACCATCTGCATTGCCTCGTCAGCGAAGCGTTGCAGCGAGCGCGGGTAGCGCTTGGCGGTGGCAACCTGTTGGTTGATTTCGGACTCGACGAGGCGGGCGAGCGTGCCCGGTTCGACAGTGGTGACGGCATCTTCGGTCATTGCGTTACTCCATTGATCGGTAGAGGTTGGGGAACAAGGCCACATTCGCCTTTGCCTTTTTCTTTCCAGCGCCACGCCATGCAGCCGGCGGCGAGGCAATGGCAATTCTGATTTGGCAACCCGCGTTCGGTTCGATTTCCGGCGACCGGCGCAGTCTCGGATGCGAATTCCGAGGTGTGCATCCGAATCGGCGCGCGCGAGAACGGGCACCAAAGCTTCATCGCGTCGGTGGGCGTCAGGCTCACGTCGGCAGGTCCATCGTGGCCCAGCCCGGCAGCGAGAGGTCGATAACCCGGTCGCCGTAGCCCGGCCAGCGGTCGGAGTCGATGGCGTCGCGCAGCTTGCGCATTTCGGCCATGTACAGTTCCTCGCCCTTGAGCCTGGCCGTGTCGTCAAGTTGGTAGACCGCGACGGCGTGCGGCGGGTCTTTCTCGACGACGACAAACACGAAGTTTTGGATGTGGATGCCGTTTTCCTCGAACGCGCGCGAGTAGAACGCATCCTGCACGTGGTAGCGGTTCGTGGCCGCGGCTCGGCGGAAACCGCCGGGCGAGGCATCGACGGCGGATTTGAGATCCACGAACACGCCGTTCATGGACGAGAGCCAGTCGGCGCGCGACTTGCAACGCAGGCCGGTATCCGGGTCGGTCCACAGGCCGGTGACTTCGGCGCGGCCGTTGCGCATGACCGAGCGCGCCGCGGGGTGCCGGTGCACCGCATCGCGCATGGCAATGACGTGATCGTACTCGTGCTGTTTCAGCCACGTCTTGACAGCGGCTTCTTCTTCGATCCAGAGGTCGCGCAGCGCGCGGTTCTTGCTGGATTGCATCGGCCCGAAATCGGGCATGATGATGACCTTGCTGTTGAGAAGGTCGGGCTCGAGAGTCGCGGCATGGAAGGCGTGTCCGATGCGCAGCGCGTCGGCGTCGCGTTCTTCGTGCGCGTCGAGGCTGTAGCGGTAGTGTTCTAGGGAAACAGCGACCACATCGAGCGCAGACTTGCTGATGAGCGCCTTCGTGCCGTGGTACTGGTCTTCCGGCAAGTCGAAGATGACGCCCTTGCCGGGCGTCGGGAAGTAGGGAGCCGCCCAGGTGGGAAGCTCAGCGAGTGCGGGGTGCATACGGTTTTCTCCTTGGTAGCGGCCCGGATTGCGCCGGGCCGCCAGAGTGAAGCCACAACGTCGCAGAACGTGCGATTACGTGAAGTCCGGCGTTTCCGGAACGTCCGACGAGCCGACCGCAACAGCCAGACTCGTGTCGGTGGCCAACTGCGCCACCAGGGCTTCCAGAACGTCGCGCTCGACGTAGACGCGATCCGGCAGACGAATGCCCAGCTTGATCTTGCCGCCGGCCTCGTCGGGGATGCGGTAGAGCAAGTCCGCATTGAGGCTGACCGCCTGACCGCCGAGCAGCATCGGCATGTTGAAGCTGATCGACGCCGGCACTTCGATGTTCTTCGTCGTCGTGCCGCTGTCCACCTTCGCCGACACCGCCACGTCGTAGGCCACGCTGACCGAGCCCGACAGGTCATCGTTGATCGAGCGGAACGCGCCATTGCTGGTCAGGGTGAGCTTCTGAGCCAGTTCGAGCAGGTCCGCCGACGACATCGACGAGCAGAACCGTGCGAGGTTGAGCATGTGGCGCGCGAACACATCCTGATCGAGCAGCTTGCTGTCGAGTTCGGTCAGCATCTTGTATTCGATCGACGGCTGCACGATGAGTTCGGCGTAGTGACCCGACCACGACGGGTTGCTCGCGCCGGGAAAGTCGAGCACCGCTTCGGCCAGCTTGCCGCCGGAACGGAACACGATGTCGGGCGAGACGAAGATCATCGCGTCCTGCTTCTTGTACTTGTTGACGTAGGCCACGAACGCGTCGTACTGGTGCAGCTTCGTCGAGCCCGTGGTGCGCGGGGGCGCCGGCATCAACTGTTCGAGCGATTTGAGGCTGACGCCATCGGGCACGGCGGCGATCGGCGAGGCGGTAGTTGCGCCCTGCACGATCGTGATGCCTTGCGTAATGCCGAGCAGCCGGTTGAGGAATTGTTCGAGCACAGAATTCTCCTTGTTGAGTTGTCGAAGTGAGGCGGATTCCGCCGCCTCGCGGTTTGGGGTGGATTACGAGGCGAACGCCTTGCGCTCGCCGCCGTGGCTCTCGGCGAACTGCGCATCCGATTCGGACTGCGCGGAACGCACGTGCGGCAGCGTGCGCTGCTCGGGATCGTCGCGCACCAGGTCGCCGCGCTGCGCGTAGAAGATGCTCGCCTCGTCGGTTTCCGGGGCGGCCGGTTTCTTGAGCGCCAGCTTGGGCTTGACCGTCATGATGCGGTTGTCTTTGCCACTCGGCGCGATATCGAGCGTGATCGTGATGGAGCCTTTCTTGCCGGAGTCGCGGATGCGCTCGACGAGTTCGCCGAGTTCCTTGCTGGCTTCGTTGACGAACACGCCGCCGCGGATTTCGGCGAGGACTTGCGTGATGAGTTTGGACACGTCGGTTTCTCCTGTTGAGTTACGGTTTGGTGGAACTGCCGATGCGCGAGACTGCGACCTGCGTTTTGGCAGAGGATGCGACCTGCGCGGCCATGTCGGCCACTTCGGTCAAACCTACGCCGTGCGGCACGACATGCACGCGCGCACGGCCACGATACGAGAGGATGAGGGCGAAGCCGGCCGGATCTTCGTACACCCCGGCGGCCATGTTCTCGGCGACGAGGCGCAGGTTTTCGGCCAGCGCTGTCGTGTGATTCGGGATACCGGCGCGGCCGTGGACGATGCCGACGCGACCGAACATGCGCACGGAATTCCACGCCTGCGCGGCTTCGAGGTCATTCGGCTTGATCGGACCGTGCACGCCGCACTGCCGGCAAAACACCTGAACGCCGGCATCGGTTTCGCCCGGCACGAGAGCGACGGCGCTGCGGCAGTTCCAGCACAGCGCCAGATCGCCCGCGGCGACTTGTTGCGCCGTGCTCACGCGTTGCCGCCCGCGGCACCGGCGCCGACTTCGACGATATCGCGGATAACCTTCTTCGGCTTTTCGCCAGCCTGCACGTCGGAACACTCGACGTTGCCGCCTTCGAGCGCTTGCTGAACCATCGGATGCGTCATCGCGAGCAGTTCCAGCGCCGCGTCCAGGCCGAGCGCAAACTTCCGGTTGAGCGAAACGAGCGTCAGGATCAAGTCGCGCGTCAGGCAGGCGACGGCGAAGAACTGCGGCACGTCCTCCTTACCCTTGATCGGCGTGTGCATGAACGGCAGCAACCGCGTGGTGCTCAGTTCCGGCGACACGCCCGAGGCGATCAAGACCGTGCCGGCGATGAGCTTGCCGCCTTTGACCTGCTCGCTGACGATCTGCTCGAACAACGCAAGATCGTTGGTCATATCTTCAAAAACCCGGGTTTTTTCCTGCTCGCTCATGTACGGCTCTCCGTGGAATTGGCGGCCACCTTACCAGTAAACATTCTCGTTGACAAGTGGTTTTTTATGTGGTCTGATGCCGTCGAATTCCTTGCGGTATTTGTTGCTTTCGTGCAACAAATCCGCGTCAACCGTGGAGATTACACATGAAATGGACAGCGCAAGACGCGCGTCGCGTCCGTGCGATCCTTGACCACATCGCCGCCAAGACCGAAGGCGGCCAAACCGGCTTCGCGAAATGGCTCGGTTTCGAGTCCCGGCAGCGGGTCGGCAACTGGCGTACCCGCGGCCGTGTGCCGCAGGAATACCACGCGCCGGTCATCGCCGCCGCCGCGCCAGAAATGATCGTCACGCCGTCGATGCTCGACCCCGTGACCCGCGCGACCGTCGCGCACCTGAACGCTGTGCCGGTGCGCGTGCGCGACATCGAGGAAGCCAACGATGGCCAGTAACGACAAGGTTGTGGATCTCTCCAAGGAATTCGCGCTGGACAATCGCGCGAAGGGCTTTCTTGGCTCGCTGCGCGCGCTCGCCGCCGTGTCCCAACCGCTCGGCGACCTGATGTGCACGATGATGAAGGACGAGCAACGCGTGCTCGCCCAGATCATCGCGTGGCGGCTGGAAGGCGGCGTGGCGTTGCCGGCGTCGGCTGCGCTCGTGCACATGCCGCTACTCGTCGGCATGGGCCTCGACCAGTTGCAGGAAATCATCGAGACGCTGTGCAACAACAACGTCCTGCAACAAATCACGCTCGAACGCGACAAGGGCGGCAACGCGGCCAAGATCGGCTGGCGCTGGCCCGCGCTCGAACGGCTGTTGCTGCAAGGCGAGGAAGTGGCCAAGGGACCGCAACTGCTCACGCCGGGCGGGGCTCCCTTGCGGCCATGACGGACGACACCTACGCGAAACTGATGTCGTCGATCGTGCTGTCGTCCGTCTGGGTTGAGCCGCACGCCACGTTCAAGGTCTGGATCGCGCTACTCGCGACGAAGGACAAGGACGGCATCGTGCGCGGCAGCATTCCCGGCCTCGCCAATCTGTGCGGCGTGACCCTGGCCGAGTGCGATACCGCGATCGGCACGTTCCTCGCGCCCGACCCGTACAGCCGCACCAAGGACTTCGAGGGCCGGCGCATCGAGGTGGTCGAGGGCGGCTGGCGCGTGCTGAACCACGATTTCTACCGCGATGCCGAGAGCAAGGCGCGACGCCGCGAGTACAAGGCGAACTGGATGGCCGACAAGCGCGCCGAGGAAAAGGCCGCGCGCGAAAATGTGGACGCAGGAACTGTCCACAGTGGACAACCCGAGGACAAAAGTGGACCTATACAGATACAGATAACAGATACAAAAGAAGCTAAGAGCACCCCCCTACCCCCCGCGGAAGCCGAGCCGACCGCACCCGCGCCGGCAGGCGAAGTGCCCGGTGCGCCGGCGTACACCGCGATCTTCGAGCGGTTCTGGACCGCGTACCCGACGCCGCACAAGGGCTCGAAGAAAAAGGCGTTCGGGCTCTGGCAGCGCGGGCGCCTCGCGGCCGCGGCCGCAACGCTGATCGAGGACGTGACGCGCCGAGGTGCGCAGCACGGCGAGTGGAGGCGTGAGTCCGGTCGCTACATCCCGCACGTGACCACGTACCTCAACGCGCGCACATGGGAAGAACCGATTGTGGCCGTCGCGCGCGGGAATGGCGGCGGACGGGACCGCGCCGCCGTCGAGGACGGAAACCGGCAAGCGGCTGACGCGTTCGCGGGAGAGGACGAATGACGCTGCGCGACCTGAAACACGGCGACAATGCCGTGCTCGTGCTGTTCCAGAGCAAGGGCGCGATCGTCAAGCAGTTGAGCGTCGGCGTGCGCAGCGTCGGGCGCCGGTGGATGCACGTCGGCGATGCGATGGGCAAGGTTTGGACCGTCGAAATCGAAAGCGGTCAGGTGCTCGACGAAGGAAGTTGGAAAAACCACCCGCGCCTGTTCACCGACGCCGACGCCGCGCAAGAGTATCTGACGCGCCGCGAAATCGAGGTGGAGGCATCGAATCTGCTCCGTGAGGGTTGGCGCCTGCAACTGAGCAGGCTCACCCGTGTCCAGTTGGTGCTTTTGCGCACGTTGCTTCGAATCATGCACCCAAAACTCACACCCAAGGAACCGTAATGGCAACCTACGCACGAAAGACCGACACCAGCGTCGAATCTTCCCGCATAGAAATTGAGCGCACGCTGACGCGCTACGGCGCCGAGCACTTCGCCTACATGAACAGCCCGGACAAGGCCGTGGTCGGCTTCCAGATCGAGAACCTGCGCGTGCGCTTCGACATGCCTATGCCGAAGCGTGACGAGCGCGTGTTCACCCACTACAGCCGCGGCAAGTCAGGAATGGTGTACCAGCGGAGCGACAGCGCAGCCTTCGCCGAGTGGCAGCAGGCGTGCAAACAACGCTGGCGCGCGCTCGCGCTGGTCATCAAGGCGAAGCTGGAAGCTTGCGAGTGCGGCATCGCCACGTTCGAGGACGAGTTCCTGGCCTACATCGTCCTGCCGGACGGCCGCCGCGTCGGCGACCACGCCCTGCCGGCTATCACGGCCGTGAAGAACGGCAAGGACATGCCGCCGCTGTTGGGGAAATTCTGATGCGCTCCGCTGACCGCAAGCGCTTCGCCGATGCGCTCGCCGCGACCTTCGCCGTCTACGGCCACACGCTCACGCCGGACGTTATCCGGATCTGGTGGAACGTGCTCGACGGGTACAAGCTCGACGCCGTGCTCTCGGCCATGTCGTACCACGTAGCCGACCACGAAGGCCACGGCTACCGCTTGCCGACGCCAGCGGACGTGCGCAAGCATCTGGAAGTGACGTTGCCGCGACTCGCGGCCGACACGGCGGCCCCGGCGATCGACGTGCAGCGAGTCCTCATCCAAGAGACCGCGGAAGCCATTAGGCAGATCGAAAACGATATCGCGCTCGGCATCGTCAAGCCGGCAGATGCCGAACCCACGCTGGATTCGATGCGCAAGCTTTGGCACGAACAGGTCGAGCACGGGGCGCACCTGCGCGCCCTGGCCAAGCCAGCTATCCGCGAGGACGACACGCAGCCCATCGTCGGCCGCAACTGGTTGCCGCCGTTCCTGCGCCGCGGCATCGCGCTTTTGACCGGGAAATAGGAGTCGAACCCGTGGGCATCATCACGAACCGAGCGCAGCGCCAGTTGCTCAAGAAGGAAAACGCGAAGTGGCCGACCACGTTGCGCGAGATACCGCGCGAGCAGTGGCCGAGCCAACCGCCGCAGGTGCGCCGTGTGCTTCGCTCGCGCAATTTCCTTGTGCAGGAATTCGCCGCTCCACTGCCGGCGATTGCGCGCCTTTCCATCTGCCGCACCACGATGGTCGGCGACCGCTGGATGGATGGAATATCGTGGGACGAGTTGCAGGACTTGAAGCGACAATGCGGCTACGACTACCGTGACGCGGTGGAGATTTTCCCATCCGAGCACGACGTCGTGAACGTGGCCAACATGCGCCACCTTTGGATTCTCGACCAGCCGTTCCCCCTCACGTGGCGCCGCGGCGAGGCGCCGACGCCATGACCGACAACATTCTCGACTTGCAGGCGTTCCGCCATCGCGTGCGCGCGCCGAACGTGACCGACCCACCGCCGCCTATCCTCGAGAACGATCCGTTCGAACAGCCGCCGTGGATGACGGTGAAGATGTTCGACGGCAAGGACGGTCCGGTGCGGCTCATCGG